TTAGCGCAGCAGCAGCAGGAAACGTTTCACATACATACGCAAGCGGTGGAACATATCAAATAACTATATCTGGTTCATTTGGCGGGTTTTATTTTAATAATGGCGGAGACAAATTAAAACTCATTACAATTGACCAATGGGGAGATAATGTTTTTGAGTTCATGACTAGTTCGTTTCGTGGATGCGCCAATTTTACGGGTGGCTTTACTGATGCTCCAAATTTAGGAACTCTTACATCTTTATCCAATACTTTTAATGGTTGTTCCAGTTTGAATGTAGACATGAATAATTGGGATGTAAGTAATATGACTAATTTGGGAGCGACTTTCTTCAATTGCTCTTCTTTTAATGGTAACATAAGCAATTGGGATATCAGCAACGTTACTTTTTTCGTAAGTATGTTTAATAACGCCTCTTCTTTTAACCAGCCTTTGGATTCTTGGAATATGGCTAGTGCAACGGAGACTAGATATATGTTTTTTGGTTGCTCTTCATTTAATCAAAATTTAAATTCTTGGAATGTTAGCAACGTTACCACATTTGAACGGATGTTTCAGCAATGTACTAATTTCAATGGTAATATATCAAGTTGGACTCCTACAAGTGCGTTAGATATGAATCAAATGTTTCGCCGTTGCACTAATTTCAACAGTAATATAGGTGGGTGGGATGTAAGTAGCGTTACTAATATGTTTTGGATGTTTGATAATGCACCAGCATTTGACCAAAATTTAGGAAGTTGGAATGTTTCGAATGTCACGGATTTTGTAAATTTTATGGGCACTAAAACTCCTTCTACCTTTAGCGCAGCTAACCTAGATGCTATCTATAATGGTTGGGATTCTAGACCAGTCCAAACTCCAATAAATATAAGTTTTGGAACGGCTAAATATACGGCAGCAAGTTCAACAGCAAGGGCAAGTTTAGTTGGAAAAGGTTGGGCAATTACAGATGGGGGTATTTAACCAGATGAATGTAAAGATTATGATGAAACCGTACCTTTATCAGAAGGTTACTTTAAAGGTGATAATTGGAGTAACCCAACAAAACATCCTACAGAAAATAAGTATTATATTATTAAACATTTTAGCTATTCATCAGATAGGCTAAAAGAAACTCAGTCATTAAGTAGTGATTGGTTCATTTTAAATTAAAAGGAGACTATGCAATACTACGGATATACAACAGACAACGCTGTATCAATTGGGGACAACGTAGAAATAACAGTTTCAAGTAATTCAAGCTGCGAGAATTTAAGTATTTTATTAACAGGAATTAGAAACTTAGCTTAATGAAATATATAAGAATAGAATCAGGAACACCCTCTTTTTCCTTTGGTAATGCTTTGGACTTTGACGGGGTAAACGACCATTTGAGCGATTCAAACGACAATACTTTATATGATACAAGTAATTATTTTACAATATCGTTTTGGTTTTATCTACAAGGCGACATTAATACTTTTTTGCATTTTATCAATTTGAAGTCTACAATTGGTCAAAGTATGGTAATTGGTACTGCTAATAGTTCTAGGGGACTTTACTCTGGAATAACAGTTAATTTCTCATCTAATAGCATTGGGTTTGGCGCTCAAACACAGCCTACCGCAAATCAATGGAATCACGTTGCTATTACTGGATTGAAAACGAACTCAGGGTCAACTGGATTCATATGCAATCTAAATGGCGTGACCTTATCTAATAGAGGCGCGGGTGGCTATGGGACAATGCCAAACACTACAAGAATAGGTTATGCGTCTAACAACAATTACAAGTCGCCAGTTATTTTAGATGAAATCGCTTACTATGACAATCATCAAGCTACGCCATCGGAACTATCTGCATTTTATAATAGCGGTTCTGGAGATTTAGCGACAAACGTAATAGCATCTCCGAAATTTTATTTAAGATTAGACGAATCAGGCACAGATAGTATAGCGGTAGATTCAAGCGGCAATGCTATTGATTTTGCTTTAAACAACTTCACCCTGCCAAGCGCATGGGTACCACATTAAAATAAAACTATGAACTATTACGGATACATAAAAACAAACGGAACAACGCCAGCCGATAACGTCTGGACAAGCGGCAGAACTATTATTTTAAACGACAATAGCACTTTAGAAGGCTATGAGGGAAAGCAATCAACATCAGATGCTAACGTTGAAATAATTGGAGACAATAAAACATTTAATGCTTGGGCTAAAGAAAACCTAAAGCAAGAAGAGTTTCGTGCATAAAAATAAAATTATGGCTATAGTAAACATAACAACAACTGAAAATAAATGGTTAATCTTCTTCGATGATGGTTTCCCATCTCACTACTTTGATAGTGCCTTATATCAACTAACCACATTTGAGGATTCATATTGGACTTGCGAAGAGTATGATACTGAAGCTGCATATTTAGCTAGACTTCTAAAATTCGGCATTACTCCAGATAAGCAAGAAGAGTTTCGTGCATAAAAATAGTATCTTTACATAATGGCAAGAGGCAGAAGAAGTAAAGGTGGAAAAGGAAAACGAAGTAATAAAGACCCTTACCGTTCTAATTTAGAGCGTGAGTTTGCAAAGAACCTTAAAGCAAGGAGTGTAGACTTTGGGTATGAAACCGAAAAGATAAGTTACGTTATAGACCATAAGTATTGTCCTGACTTTATTTTAGAGAAGAAAGATGGTACTACTATGATAATAGAGGTAAAAGGTTTTTTAGATTCTAGTGACCGCAGGAAGATGCTCGCTGTAAAGAAACAGAACCCTGATTTAGATATACGATTTATATTCGGGGATAGCCAAAAGAAAATAATAAAAGGTAGTAAGACTACATACGCTATTTGGAGCAAGAAGAACGGCTTTAAATTTGCGGATAAGTCATTGCCTTCTGAATGGAAAAAAGAATTATTATGAGTTTTAAACTAGGAAAGAGAAGTAAGGATAATTATAATACACTGCACCCAGACTTGCAGAAGATAATTGATATGGCGCTTAAAGTATCTCAAGTAGACTTTACCATTATAGAAGGAGAAAGAACCGTAGAGCGCCAGCAAAAGCTGTTTAATGAAGGTAAGTCAAAGATAGATGGAATTAATAAGAAGGGTAAGCATAACTACTCACCCTCTTTAGCATTTGATTTTATTGCGGCAGTACCAAATAGAAAGGATTTGGCGTTTGATAAGAACCACTTAATGTATTTAGTGGGCGTATTCACTGCTTGCGGTAAGCATTTATTGAACGAATGTGAAATAACACACAGAACTAGGAGTGGCGCTAATTGGGATATGGACGGAACATTAGTCTATGACCAAAGGTTTCTCGATATGCCGCATCTGGAGCTGATTTAATTGGTAGCCCACATATAGATATTTTTTATTATCTTTGTTATATGAAAAAATGTAACAAATGTAAAATAAAGAAGGTTGATTCTAGTTTTCATTGGAAAAACAAAGCTAATGGTATAAGGAACTCAACCTGTAAGGATTGTCGTAACATAGATAAATCATATACCCCGCTGAAGGGAAATTACACAGAACTCTATAAAGGATATTTAATCTATGATGACGGGCGCATATTCTCAACGAAATCAAGAAAAGAGCTTAAGCAATCGTATTGGAATAGTGGTTATTTGTTTGTAACGTTAAGGGTCGGCAATAAATCTGTTCAAATCTCCGTACATAGACTAGTGGCTTTAGGTTTTATTCCAAACCCAGAAAAAAAAGAAACAGTAAATCATATAGACGGTAATAAAACTAATAACCATATATCAAATCTAGAATGGTACACGCAGTCCGAGCAAATAAAACACGCTATAGATAACGGGTTAAACCGTAAGCCCCCAAGTTGGTTAGGTAAATCAGGGTATAAACACAATAGGTCTAAGACGGTGTATCAGTTCAGTGATGGTGTGTTTATTAAAGAGTTTGGTAGTGCGGCTGAATGTGAAAGGGAAATGGGGTATAGCGGAGGAACTGTGTGTGGTTGCATAAAACGAAATGGGGTGACTAGAGATGGGTTTATGTACTCTTACGAATTAACTGATTAAACAGACCTCGAACTTCTTTATAGGTTGGTTACTCCTATTCCATAAAACACGTTCCTATAAATACGGAATCTCGTCACAAATTTATCATATAATTGTGACAAAAAAAATAACCCCCTAACCAAGTTAATCACCCATATATCTTCCTTATCTTACCGCCCAAAATCTTATCATTAGGCGTAGACTTAATCAACTCCTTAAACTTAACATAGTCTTTCTTTATTACCTCTAAGTAAATGGCTAAATCTAATGCCTCTGCTTGAGCTTCATTAAGCCAATCTAAGGCGTTATAATCTTGTCTGGTGGTGTCAGTACCGTATTCCTTTAATCCTTTCTCAGAACGAGCTTTAATAAGCTCTATTACGCTTTCTACGTTTGGGTCTTTACTCATCTGTTTTAATATTATGTTCTTTTCTGTATTTAATTTCCGCAATATAAAAGGGGGGTTATTTATTATCAGGTCTATACTTAGAGTGCGGTATTACTCCATTAGGCAATATTTGCTATAATAAATTTTTCTTTCATAATCCTAAAAATATAATTGCAAACATAATAATCATTAGTATTCCCGTTGCTACTTCTGCTGTGTATTTCTTCATTGTCTTTTTATTTTAGTGTAATAATCTCTATCATTTTTAGTATAATACTTTTAACCTCCTTACATTTACTACACTGCTTCATAATAATATTGGTATTATAGTTTTATTTATTTCTTCTGAATTAAATAACTGAATTACAAATCCTCTTTGTCCTTTCTTAAAATTGCTTTGCACCCATTCTGAGCTAGGCGATATTGCAGGGTAATTGAAGTAAAAAAAATCTTGCGCTGAAGAATAATCAAAAAGCATTAAATGCGAATCTCCCTTACTAAACTCTATAAACTCTGCCTCTTTATGTACACTGCCATGCTCATTATGCTTTAAGTAAACCTCAATCTTTTCTATTTGAACAGGGTCTAGCTTAGGCTTGAAACCAAACTTCAAAGACTTCTTATCCTTACCGTGAGTTAAAACAATAGCGTGTTTACCTATATAGTAATGCTCTATAAACTTATTATAGTTTCTTATAATTACATTCTCATATTTAGAGTGCGCTAACATCATAAAAGAATGATTAAGTATAGAAGCGAAATCTCCAGCGTGATTATCGTTGCATACGTTAGTACATACTATTTCATTGAAGTATGGGGTTAGTCTTTCAAGCATAAGCATTTTAACTTCTAATCCTAGTGAAAACGCTTCTTTGTTATTCATATTCTGCGGAAGGGGATGACTTTTCCGTGTCGTCTCTCCATTCCATCCGTCTAAAAAGTCGCCTAAATCATCTATATATAATGTAGTACCGTTTCTATTCGCTATGGTATGAGCGCACATTAATTCAAATGTTTCTAATATAGACTCTCTATTCCATACGGTAGGATACATTGATGTTCCTTCGCTGTCAGTATCCATTGCTATATGGGTATCTGTATATATAAGTCTAGTAACCTCATCTCCAACTTTATTACTAGGAGTTCTGCTTAACTTATTACTAACAGATATATTGAGCGAGGTCAGTGCATCCTCTATTGCTCCAGATAAATCAAATGATTCGTCTATTACACCCTTAATCTCCTTAAATACAGTATTATAGAAGGGATTTTTACTATGCGTAATCAGCTTATAAGAAGTAATATCTTCTCTTGGTAAGCCGTGATGTTCACAGTATTTATCAATATCCATTATAGTACCATCCTCATCCCAAGCGGATAATTGAAACGGTGTTGAATATTCATTTGATTTAGTTGTTGAGGTGTTGGTTACTTCAGTTTCTTTCTTACTCCTCCTCTTAATATACTTCCTTAGAGCATCTACTTTACTATACTCTACATCTCCTAGTATTTCTCTTGCCATTTGACTCCAATCAGACCTACCAAAACCTAAAAGTCTATCTATTTTAGTGTCATATTTAAACCACTTACTCATAACATTTGATTTTAGTTTTTACGAATATACTCTATTTTTTTATTTCTATATCTTGTAACTCTTTTGTTTTAAACATTTTGAGGTGGTTTCCGTCTATGAAAGGACAGACATTACGATACCCACAGACAGACTTACAGAACATATTACGCTCTCCGTTATCATCTAATAGTTCTTTATAGTCAGGGTTAAACATTCCCTTCATACCCATTCTCTCTACCTTTAATCTACCTTCAATCTCTCTTATTCTACTTTCAGCAAACTCAATAGCCTCATCCATATCAGTTTTCTTGAACTTAATAACCTTTGGTTTGTCCCAAAATTGAAAGAACTCAAAAACTAATTGCTCTGGATATACTCCGTGTTTCTGATGATAGCCATAAGCGTAAATGTATAGCTGTCTAGCCTTTTCTTTTACGTTTTTTCTTGTAAAGCGTTTGCTTATTTTATAATCTCTGATGGCTAGGTTGCTCTTTCCATCACTATCAACACTTACTCTATCTACAAAGCCTTGAAATTTTTTGCCCGAAGGAAGGGTAAATTCTAAATGCTCTTCTACTGAAACTGTTTTACCTAATAACCAATTAGTATTCTCCTTAGTGAAGAACGGAAGTGTTTTGTTGTAGTAATGTTCAGCGGCTTCAATGTAATTACCTTCTTTACCGTAGTACCCAAATGGGTTGTCTAATCCATCAACAGCATCGTACCAAGTATTCTTAACAGCTTCTAGGCAATCCTCTTGTGTCATTGCGCCTTTAGCTGCGTGTTCCATTAGGTTATGCTCGAATAAACCTCCGACATTCCAGATGTTGTCCTCACCCTTCTTTTCTAGTACATAATTTTGATACCAAGCGGCTAAACAAGTATAGTTAACCCTACTCCAAGAATATATTGTTTCTTTCATATTGAATTGTAATCATATTTATATTTCCAGACAAACCCCCCAGCGGTATTTGTCCTCCCGTTTGCATTGTTCCCTATACCAGTAGCCAAGACTCCAGTGGCTTTTTGGGCTGCACTAGTACCAGTATACTCTTTAATAAGAATCCCCTCTAAAGAAAACTGTTGTATTATTCTTTTATGTTTTGAAATCGCATCTTTATTAACGTCTTTAGGGTATCTCCATAGAAAACCCTTATAAGAACTTGATTTATCTCTACAGCATTTGCGTATAATAGAGCCTCTATTAATATCTCCAAATAAACTTATAGCCGCCTCGATAGATGAACCAAACGCTTTTATAAAAACACCCTCTACCGTAAGCTGATACACCTCTTTACTGTGTGGCGAGTCGTACCCCTTCTTCATTTCAGGGTGTCTATACAGACCAGTTTCAATCGCGTGTCGGGAATTTTCTTTATATGTAACCCATTCTAGGTTGGTTGTTCGATTATTCCTTTTATCACCATCTATATGATTCACGCACGGTTTGTTTTTTGGATTAGGTAAAAATGCTTTAGCGACTACACGATGTCCATTCTTGGTAATTTGTGATTTGTCTTTCCATAAAGCGAAACTGCAATACCCATTCTTATCGCTCCCCATTTTAATGATTCCATCTTTAGCCCTACTAACAATGTAACTGCTTTTTACTCTCCCTAAATCACTAACCAGATACAATCCTTCGTATCCAACTACATCTCTCCACTCTTCGTTTTTTAATTCTTCTTTTGTAAACTCTTGCATAAAAATAAACCCCATCAATTTCGAGGTTACGGACTCTACTCTTGACAGGGCTTTGTAAAAATATTTAAAAGTAGCCGTAACTCTACTATACAAATATAAATAAAAATAAACCATCCACTAGGGCAATTATGAAACGAACTTATTCTACTGAAACTATATGTCATATCTCTTTATTTCTATTTATTAACCAACCCTTCTTGAAACTTTCTTCTCGGTGTTCTTCTATGTATTTATGATGTTCCATACATACAGCCATCCAATAGGTTGTATCTAGTAATCTTTCTCCGTTTCTTCCTCTCTTGTGGTGTATGGTTAGTTGATTATCCTCTGTGTGTTTGCGGGAACAACTAGGAAATTCACAAGTCTTATCCTTTAAAAACAACTTTCTCATAACAGAATAAGCCTGATTCATCCTAGCTCTTTTAGAACTAACTTGCTTAATCTTCTGTTTTACCTTCTTAGTTTTTGTCTTAGGCTTGTATTTAGCGCTGCACGAGGCACAACCAAATTTTTTAGTAAAGTAATAACACATCTTACCCTCTTCTGTGTTGTTAGGGTCTTTACAGGGTTTCTTTTTACTTACCATCCTTCAACTCAAATATAGTGTCATCTAATTCCTTATCAACTATTTTATCAATCTTTTGTGATAAATTAGTAATTACATCTTGACCTTCTGTAAATACACCACTTATACTTACATCCTTCTCTAACTCTTTCATTAACTGATTGAGTAGCATCTTAGGCTTCTTATTGTACAGCTTAGTGCCTTTTATATCATCTAACACTTCTATGAAGCTTTGTCCGTGTAGAGCTAATCTAGCCCCTATTTTAAATAAGTCGTTATCTGATTTCATTATAATGTTTTAAAATATTCATTAACTATATATCGCTTGAAATAGATAAATACAGCATCCCTTAACACGCTACTCCCTTTTAACTTAATCGCTCTGTTAACTAATTCATCTATATTATCTATTCTGTCTTGCCAGTATTTAGTCATTTGTTCGTTGGCTAATTCTTTATCTATCTCATATACCTCTACGAGTGAGTCTTTAGCGTATTCCAAGCCTTTTGACGGGTCTTTAGCTTTCTTTGGTATCTTACCTTCGGTTGTTAGTTCATTGTATGCTAATGAGCCTAAATCAAAGCAATGTCCGTTGCGTTTGAAGTAGTTATATTCTCTTTCTGTGGCGGGAATCATTATAGGTATGCTGTATTAAATTTAGGTTTATGCTTTATAATCATTAGCCTCTCTATTCTAAATATATCTTTTATGTTTTTATTTGCAATTTCAGCGCAGAACCATAATACCTCATTAAAGTCAATGTCATTATTATCGTAATGTTCTGATATTCTTTTTTTTATACACTTACTCATACCTATATAAACTAACTCACCATCTTTAAATAAGTGGTATATTCCTAATGATTCTGGAATAACCCGTTTTAGGTCGCTGTTTATTATGTCTTTTATGTTTATTGGATAACCCACCTTTAAAGAGCCGTTATAAAATGGCTTAGAGTGTCTTATTTTATAGTAATCTAACCAATACTTACCTATAAAATCCATAATCTTATTTCCCTTTTATAAATTGCTGTGATTGTATTTCATTCTTAACTACGCTTATTGTCTGCGTAAGAGAGCGTATAATAGTATCATATACAGAATACCTATTGCTTACTTCTTTGTATTCGTTTTCTAGTATAGCTATGCCTTTAATTTCTGTCTCGCAATCTCTTTCTGCGTATAACGTAGCTATTCTAGCTTTATCAGAACCCGTTAAGTCCTTTAAGTGTTCTATTTTCTTTTCGGTTAGGATTATTTTTAAGGCTGTTTTAGATTCGTTTAAAGCATTTCCCCTAGTGGTTTTGAGTTCCCCTAAATATGATAGTGATACAAGGTAATGGTTCTTCATAGCCTCTAACGTTTCAATAGGAACGGTATGAAGTTCTAGGGTATCTATATCTCCAAAGAGTTCCGCAGTTCTCTTTTCGTGTGTCGTTAATGTTAATTCGTAATTCATTTTCTATTGTATTTTTTTACTAATCTGCTAGCTTTAGTTTCCATTCCACAATGTTTAAGCATATCACAATACTTAATCCTTAATACGGGGTCTATCTCTAATAAATTATTTATAACCTTAACCGAGTGGGATGATGTAGAGTGGTCTTTATCAAATAAATCGCCTATAATTCTTAATGAAGCGTTTGTATTAAGTCTCAAGCAGTGCATTATCATTTGCCTAGTTTCTACAATCTCCGCCTTTCTAGTCTTAGTTTTAGTCAATAGCTTATCTCTATCTATATGGTGATGATTTTCAAAGTAAAAAAGAAGCCTATCCTTTAGTTCTAGGTAATCTTTTTTTGCATTTACTCTTTCCGCCTCGACTCCAATTTTAAGTAGCACTTGCTCGAATGGAGATAGCGACTTAGGTGTATTAATAACCTCGAACCAATCATTTGAACTAATCATACTATTTCATTTTTACTCATTAAATCTAACTTTCTGTCTATGCAGTTCTCCCATATATTCTGAGCTACCTCATACAATAATCTCTCTGTTGCAATAGGCTCATTAGAGTTAAGAATTATGTCATTAAGAAATGAAACTTTATCTCTACTAGTCCAAGTGTTAAATAATAAATCTCTTTCTTCTTCTGTTATTTGTTCCATTGTATTTTTAAGTTTTTAATATTCCGCACATTAAAACGTGCGTTAACAGTCGCTAAGGAAACATACGCTTCGCTTTACGTTTCTTAGCTTGGTGTTATATGCAATTATTTTTTACCCACCGCACTCGTAAGAAGAAACACTATCTCTTTATTTACACTCCTTACATTCTTTTTTGCGGATAATTCTATTTGATTAAATACTTCTTCGGGTATCTCAATTAGTTTCTTTTTCATAGTTCTATATTTTGCCACTAATTACCGTTTAGTGGCTATTTATAGGATTTCTCATTTTTGCCTAATGGGTTAATAAAAGTATAATAATAATCTTCGGCAACTTCATAATAATATTTTCTCGGCATAGGGTTTAGATATTCTTTTGTCATAGCTCTAATATAACAACTTATAAACTCTTGTTTCTCTTTTTCAATAAGTTCATTATACTTAGCCAATAAATCATTCCTATGAAATATTGGTTTTGCTCCATATACTCCATTAATTCCTGTAGTGGTGTTTTCATTCTCCTAATATTATGGTGTTTAATTCGCTCTTAACTTCTTCCCAAAACTTAAATTGGTGGTCTGGAATATCTATTAAAAAACTTTCAAGTATTTCATTTACTGTTACCAATGCTTGCTCAGACGCTTGAATAACATCAAATCTATCGTGTAATGGGTAAGCAGGGTTTAAATAGCAGTAAAGGTGTTTATTCTGTAATTCTTTTGCTTTTTCTTTTGGTGTCATAATCTTAATTTTACGCAACGCATAACAAAGTTTAAAAACAACTCCGCTACGCTATGCAGTTTTTACTCTAAACGTTGTGAAACATATCTACACATCCGTAACGACCGTTTATACTCAACGTTATGCTTCCTTTAAAATATCTTTAGTCTGCTGAAAGAACATCTCTACTCCATCTGCCTTACCTATTTCATAACCAAACTCTAGGAGTATATTAACTGTGTCATCTCCTAATTGCTCTCTTAAAGAGTCTATTACTACCATCTGTTGCGGGGATAGTTTACTTTCTATTTCTTCTTTCATAATTTTAAATATATTTTAAACAGCTAAAGACAATGCAGAAGAAGGCTCAATTAGAACCTCCTCTGCTTTGCTTGTGTAATTGTTAATCATAGATTAAAATGGGAGTGAATTATCCTCAGCTATTGGCGCTGCCGTTTGCTTCTCGAACTCCTTGTTAGGCGTACTTGCTCCACTTTGACCATCAGCCTTTGAGATAAACCAAGCCTCAAGTGTATTGAAATACTTAGCCTCTCCTTGTGGGTTGACCCATTTTCTGCCTTTTACGTTGAACTTAACTTCAACTACGTCACCAACTTTATTATGCTTAACGAAGCTGTCGGCGTTTTTTTGAATGGTTTGGAACGCTATTTTCTGCGGATAATCTCCACCCGTATCAAGCACCCAATCAACCTTCTTAAACTTATCGGATATTTGTTCAAGGCTTCCGATTTTCTCTATTGTACCCTTCATTACTAATTCACTCATCTTATTTATTATTTACTTGTTAGATATTTATATAAGTTTTATTATTTACTATGTTGCTTATCGCTGTCATTGACAGTTTGTATTTTTTAGATAATTTATTTAGCGTAAAACCTCTTGATTTAAGTAGCCTAATGTGCTTGGCTTGATTATTTGTCAACTTAGACATATGATGCTCTTCTCCAAAATTAGGATTAAATAGCCCATTTTTTGTTGCGTGTATTTGATTTTCCTTATTTGTACACCATTCTAAATTTTCAACCCTATTATCATCCTTAACTCCATTTATATGGTTTACTTGAGGCTTATTCTCTGGATTAGGGATAAAAGCTTCAGTAATTAATCTATGCACCCTACAGCTTTTATGTGTTTTTTTGTAGCATAATCTTACCTGAAGATAACCCTTCTTGTTAGGTTGCTGTTTTAATATCCTTCCTTTCTTTTTAGATGTACTATTATGCCTATTATTTATAATCATATCAAGACTCTTTACTCTACCTAAATTACTAACTTGATACCTGCCATCATACCCCGAAACATCCCTCCATTCTTCCATTTTATTTACTTGTTAATAGTTTTTCTACCGCTTTACTTACGGTGAATGTTTGTTTAATTACTTCTAATGTAGTTTTACCTTCGCTTAACGCTTTCTTTGCCCCTTCATAGCGTGGGTGAGATTCTGTTAACGCTTCTTTCTTAGGTGCAACAACGGGTGCTTCGTGGTCATTTGAATGGGTTGTATCGGAATCATCTATTGCGCCCGTAGGAGTCATAAATGTGTATAATAAAGCGTACTTCATTGCGTATGTAGTAGCCTTTCCCGCTGCTTTATCTCCCGTATCTACTCCGTGACCGTAACCTACCAACTCTTGAGATTCCCCGCTTTCGTGTAGTAAAAGATATGTAGAAGTAACCCTAGTAAACACATTCATTTTCTGCTTACCGTATTGGTCTTCATATCTATTAATATCTACATCGTCTACTATTCCAATAGGCAAAATACACAGCCCATTAGCCGCCATAGACTTATTGTAAATCTTCTTTACCTCGTAGTCCGATACCCCTTTATAAGAGTAGTTTCCGCTACCAACAGTCATACTCTTTTCAACGCCCTTAACGTCTTTCATTACGGCTAGTACCGCTTTAGCTAAATTCTTCATTTTTTTGTTTAATGTTTAATAAAAATAATTCTCTTTCTTTTTAGGCTTTTTACATTACCTTTATTTGAAACCTTATAAATACCTTCAAAATTTTTTATATTTTTCCATTTTTCCATACAACAAATGTAAGTAGTATTATATAAAAACTGGTATGTTATACTTGACTTCTTGCTGAAAATCAGCTAATGCTTTGTATATATTTTTCATTCTTCTAGTTTTAATTCATCATTATAATCATCTGCTCTATCAGCAGCTTCGTTTTCCTCTTCTTCACTATCAATTGTATTTCCAAATACATCCTCGTCATCGTAAGGATTAGATAGCTTGTAATCATCGTAGTTCATCTTTCTTTTATTAAATGTTCAATTACTTTCTTTCTTTTCTCTGTAAACTCACTATTAATGTAACCGTGATGCCTTGTCATTACTTCCAGTAGCTGCTCTAGCTGATGCTTCGATAGCTTGTTTAAGCTTTCCATCTTCAATCCTAAGTCGCTGTAAGTACGGTATTTCATTTGTCATTTCTCTGTATTCTGCTTCTTGTGCTTTGCGATAGAAGTATTCATCATCCATTCCATCGTAGCCAGAATTAAATTGCTCTATGTTTCTTTTAGTTAAGCTCATATCTCTAAATTTTACTCAAATATATTATTTAACTTTCTGATTGACAAGCTTTTTAACATTTATTAATGTAATCTAAATAGTATACTCATTTAACATTGATTCCAAGTAGCTCAATGCTTCCTTTTTATACTCATCTGGAGTTGGCATTAATTTCAGTAATTTTATTTTAATCTTAAGTTCATTTACTACTGATTCATTAGCTATTTCTATAAACTTTTTGTTTGTTTCGTCATCCTTAAGAACTTCCTTCCATTCGACTGAATACGTTGGTAGGATGTTCTTTTCGTAATGTATTTTTGTTAATTTTTTCATAATTATTTGTTTTAAAATGGGGATTCCATTATTTCAATATCATCTATTATTGGGGTTGGCTCATCAAAACTTGTGTTAGCTTTTAATGAGTCCTCTTCTTTCTTAACGGGGGGTATTTGCTTTATCTCCTTTTGTATTGGCGGAAATTTATCTTCTTGCTGTCTAGGTACTCCCCAAGCAAAGAACTCTCTACCTTGTTCGTCTTTCTCGTAATATCTATTAGCCTTAAAGTCGTAGAATAATTTAAACATACCTACCTTAGCGCAGCCTTTAGGTTTAGCTTTCTGTATCCATACTTGGGTTTCGTTCTGCTCTGCGGGATAACCGTTATCATCAGCTAAAGGCTCATTCTTTATATCTAATGGTCTGTATATACTAATCATTAACATACCTTTTCTAAAAAACTGTTGCCCATCTAAAATCATTCTAGGGCTGACTAACGGATAATACCATTGACCATCATTATTTTTAATTGCTTGCTGGTCGCGTGCATGGGTTATTATACAGTTATGCCTTTTATTTTTTCGGGCATCAGCAAGGAATAAATCTAAATCCTTAGCAATGGATAAATCCCTTCTACTATATCTACCCTCATCAAAAGATAGGTAGTTTAACGGGTCAATAGTAACCGTATTAATATGTATTCCAAATTCTCTTTCAGCAGCCTCCACTTGTGTTAATATTCCTTTCATATCAGCCGTATCTCCTTCGTAGTCTAATATCAAAAAGTACTTAGATACAAAATCAGCAGATGCTTTCATTTCATCTTCCGACATCTTATATTTACCAACAAAAGATTTCTTAGCGTGAATACTAATTAACTCCCCATACACTTGTGCTACATCTCCCGTTTCGGGCGTGAATATTTGATTGTAAAAATCTTCCCCACTCCTAACTCTGTCAATGGTTATATTCATAAGTATCTCCATCCAAACCTGAGTTTTACCAGCAGCAGGCGCAGCATAAACATAACTAGTACTACCCTCTAAGATGCTAAGATATTCTTTAGCACAATTAAACCCAACATCCCAACCACGCTTATAGCCCGTTTCATAGAAATTCTGTACATCATCCCATACCTCAGACATAGGCTTATACCTTCTAGGGGCTGCAACGGATAGTTTTAATACCTCTCTTTGCTCTGACATATTAAGTGGGGCGTTCATTCCTGCTTGTACACAATCCTTAACGGTTTTCATTGCAGCATCAAGGTCTGTTGTATTCTTAGCAACGGCATCCTCTAATAATTTCATTGCCTCTTGGTAGTTAATTTGCTTTGCGCTAATCCAACCTCCCATTAAATATGCAATCTTAGTTCTAGCTAAATGCTTATACCCATCTTCTGCTGTCTCGATTTTCTTTAGTGCATTGGTAACAGAATCCCAATCTCTAACTGTATATCTTTCTGTTGTTTTCTTTTGCTTAGGTGTTTCGTATTTAATATCCCACACCGTAGCATCTTTGTTAATGTAAATATCAGGGTCGTAGGTGAAGAACGATGCTCTGGAAATATCTTTACCACTAGGGTCTATGGTCTTATACTCCTTTTTTAAGGCGGCAAAATACTTTTTGAACTCTTCATCCGAAGATGTAACAGGGATGCGTATAAGAGCTTTAAATCTACCTCTTAAACGTGGCGAAGAGAATACTGCTATTGTGTATGGCTGAGACTCTAATGTTTTTCTAAGTTCATTAAGTTCATCCTCAGTGCCTTCATCAAAATCTAATGGAATCATACCCGAACCGTTAATAATTCCGTCTTTACTTCTATTCCCAAACGTACCACCAAAGCAAATTAACGGCAGTTTTAGTTTCTCTTTCTTATATTCATCACCTTCTAAGGTTCTTATGTGTTCGATTAGTTCTTTCTCGTTACCTCCAGTCTTTATCTTTTCTAAGATACCAAATACATCTGCGTGTATAGGGCTGTGAGTGTCTTTATAGTGCTTGAATACTGATACTTTATTCATCTATTTAAAATTTGAAGTGGGTACTCGGTAAGATTGTTTTTGATTATATATTCGTCTCTCATTATAGCCAATACTTTAGGGTCTTTATGCCTTCCTATATATATCCTTTTACCGTTAACGCTTATGGTAGCCTCGTATTTCTTTCCTTTTTTAACTACGCCAGTGTAGCCTGATTTAGAGTTCTTGAATAGCCTTCTATTAGCGCATTGTTGACTAGGGGTAGAGAATTTAATATTACCCTCTTCGTAGTTTCCATTAGAATCTATTCTATCTATTGATTTATTAGGGTCTGAGAATCCATCTATCTTACTTGCATAATTATAGTATTCTATGTAGTTGTTAATCCAATTATACTGCATAACTATACCTCTGCCTCCGTATCTGTCATAGCAATCGCTATTAATTCCATAGCACCTATCTTTTATAGTCTTCCATACCTTGTATTCCCTAGTGCTAGACATTCCGTGTGTTCTATCAGCCATAATAATTATAATAAAGTCGATAATCCCCCACCAAGAAGGCGTGAGACCGAAGGGTTCTCGGCAAGGAATTATCTAAATGTTTTAAGTTGAGGTCTCACGCTCTTAGGTTGCAAATATAGGTATTTAAATTAATCCTATAAATTCCGCCATCCCACAAAGGACGGTATAAATAAACCCTATAATAACTCCCCAAGCTAATGCTCCTAATGAAGCAAGCATTAACCAATATATAAATTTGTATATCATATCTTTTTTTTTAATTGTTTAAGCGTTTTAATTACTTCTTTATACTCACACACCAAATCCATTTGTTTAGCCGTTAAAGCCACTCCTAAATCGCTGTGAGCTGTTAATTCTTTTGCTCCTTGTTGTTCTAGTTCCTTCTTCAATATCTCGCCGTGCGAAATAATATCTGCCTTGTTTAAATCATTCATAATGCTAAGTATATTAAAAATAAAACCATTGAGCAAATGTAAAATGTAATTGCTATTGCTTTAAATACTGCTAATAATATATCTGTTGCTTGTAAATTCATAATTAAACGATTTGCTAACACAACCTATACACCATAAAGCAATATAGTATTGTGCTAAGATTAAACATTGTGCTGCGCTTTACGTTTCTTAGCTTGGTGTTATGCGCAATTAGAACAAATGATTTTCCACACATTTATAAACAAATCCGCCATCCTCATTTAATTCATCTAATTGCTCGTCAGTCATTGGTTTTCCATTATATTTCGCACTTGCTATAAATGCGTCACAAAAATCTGGATAGTCTTTAGTGTCTATTCCATCTACTTCAATGTTGTCAATTAATTTGTAGTCCATAATAATTTAATTAAAAGCGCATAACAATGTATAAAATTAATGCGCTTGGTTATGTTAGTGCTTAATTCAAAGTTTATAGTTTAGCGCACTAATCTTATACTAAACGTTAGGGTTCATTACTTCACTTCATTAAGAAGGTAGTTTACTATGCAATCGTATTCGCTACAAACGTCTAAATTGTAATTAGATTTTAAGAATAGATTTTGGTGCTTTAATACTTCGGGGAATATCAAGTCATATTCAAGTTCTTGATATTGTGTTTCGTTATTCTCAACGTGGTTCATAAATAATTGTGAGAATAAAAAGTCTTCGTAAGTCATAATAATTTAATTTAAACGCACCCTAACAATGTATATAGTTAATGTGCTTAGTTAATATTTGTTTTAATTCAAAGGTTAGTGCAATCGCACACTAATCATATACCTACCCGTTTTGTGTAATGCTAAACTATGCGTATAACGTCAGTCATTTCTTGTAATTCTTTTAGTCCTTTATCCGTTACATTCATACTAGCGACACCCTCTATGTAATTGTATCTAATACCATAACTTTCCATGTGTGTAATAGATGTTTCTATATCAATAAAAACGTCATAACTCATTGCCATTTTGGGTACTACAATTCGCCAATCACCATGTCTATTTTTTTCTTTAGTGCAATCTATTGGGAATGTATTTTATTCTCCAACAATTCTCTTTACTATAATTAATTTCAGCCATTTCAATTAAATTTATTTGTTAATAATCCGCACTACACTCAACGTTATAACAAACACAAACTTATTGCAATAAATCCACCTACCAAAATAATAAATGTTAATATGCTTAGTCTGTTAAATGTTTTCATAAATCTATTTCTAGTGTTTCGCTGTCAATTTCTATTATTGTATATATTCCTTCTTCTAATTCGTCTGATGTTAAATAAAACCTTCCTTTTTTTGATAGTTTCCTTAATGTTCCTGAAAAATTTAAAAATGGTTTCTCTATGTAAATAATTCCATCGCTGGAATACACATTAAATTCCTTTCCGAAGTGAGGATTATAATTTAACCAATCATCACAATTTTCTAGGTATATATACCAACCGTTTAAGTGTTGACCGTGTTTAGTAATTCTTGCTTTCATTTTAAATCAGTTATACATTCGTCAAAATCTTTTCCATATATTTCTAAATATTCCTTCAATACGTCATCTTCATCAGGAAACTCAATGTGCCTTATTGAAAAGTTTGTGTAGTCGTGTGGTTCTGCATTGAATACTTTGCCATTTATTTCTTCGCTTTCAAACTTTTCGACCGTGTAGTCGTTCATATGCGTAAAGCTTTTTTCAAGCTCATCAACTAAGCGCATTAAATCATCGTTATTTTCATCTAGGTTATGATGCAAAGTGTATGTTTGCCAGTTTCCTTGAGAGTATCCCTTCGCCTCCACGATAGTTTTGTTTTTAAACTGCCCTTTGTAGGTCATGTAGTTTTTTTCTTCTTCAACTTGATTAACAAGCGAATTGTTTTTTACTTCGCAATAACATTCAATACATTCATTGACTAAGTAGTTTATTTCGTCTCTAAATTCGTTGTATGCGCCTTGACCGTAATAGTCTGTTGATATTCTAATATTTGTTTTCATAATCTTTATTTTATTTACTTGCCTTGTTAATTCCCCGCCTAAAACAAAGGGACAGAACATCCCAATGTTAGACGGATATAAACAAAACAAAAGTTTTAAATTTCTTCCTTCTCCCCTTATAATTCAAGGTATTTTTTATATTCATCAAAATACTCTTCTATTTCGCTGGATAATTCGCTCCACTCTTCAAATAGTTTCTGTTGGTTTAATAGCGTGGCTAAAATTTCGCTATTTAAGTCGCTAGGGTCATATCCTAAATCCGATGCAAGCCCTAAACTTTCTCTCAAACTAGGGTCATGTTCCTGTAAAAACTCCATCGCTTTAGAGTAGTAAATAACATCGCTTGATTCTCTAATATAGGTATCAATAGCCTCTTCAAATTCTCCAAAGGTCATATCATCTTGATAATTATATTGAAGGTCTAATTCTGTTGTAAGTGTTCCTAAAAATTCTTTAATTGTTTTCATTTTGTTTTGTTTTAAAATTAATAATTCAAATGTATATAATTGTTTATGTATTGAAAAGTTAAATTATATTAATAACCCGTTGCGGATGAATAAGGATAAACCTCTTCACTTGTTTCTTTATTTATAAAGCATTGTTTTGATTCGTTCAGTTCGTACCTTTCATCATCACCAATTGAATAAAAACATTCAAATTGCTCATCGTTACTATTATCGTAAAAGTCAACCGACCAACCTATAAAAAAGTAGTCAGGGTCGTTAACTTTGAATACTTGCGTGCTTGTATATCCGCCTCTAATATCCGCACCTTGATGCAATTGAAATAAGCAATATACATCACCGTTAAAGCCTATTAATTGGTACTGAAAGTTTTGCGAAAGGTTGTTTTCGCTGTTGTAAGTGTTGTTAGCCTCACTTGAACATAAATATCCATCAGCATCTAATTCAAAAGACTCAGACAATACATCAAACGCATCTTGAACCCAAAAATAACCCTTGCTTAATTTACGGTTGAACATAGCCGTAACATCATCACACTCAAACATTGTATTCATATAAACATGAATAGGAATAATTGCCCCGTACTCATCTAACTTTATATCCTCATTAAAGTTTAGCTTTCTGTTTTGATTCCTTTGCCAGTGTCTACCGTTTTCGCCTCCGCTGTCGCACATTGATTTACCCGTTGACGTTTGCATTATTTTCTCAATCTTTTTTTGAATATAAGTTTTCATAATCTTTTATTTTGTTTAATTATTCAAATGTAGTTTATTTGTTTTGTATGTTAGTGTTAAAAATTGTTAATTAACATCAATAGTTTCTACTCTTACAATTCTTAGTTCTCTTAAATCTTCATCTCCGATTATGCATATAGTACCGTCTATTAACTCAGCAGTACATGAATGAGGTTCATTTAAGCCTTCCATTGAATCAATGTTTGAATTAACCCATTTACAAATATTTTCATCACTTCCATTGAATATTGGAAAATCTTTTCGCCCCGTCATTTCGTCAACTAGTGTTTTCATTATTATAGTTTTTAATATTTTGCGCCTAATAAGGCTATAAAGTGTTTAACTAGGCTTAACTAAATTTAAATTAAATTCGTTTGCCACATAGTTAATGTGCTTCTGAGTAGTCATAGACCAATAGCCCAACTGCATTAAATTATCACTCTCAATTGTTGCAACGTGCGTATTGTAACTAAACACTTTTTTGTTTTCTACTCTTAAATTTTGTTTATACTTTTTCATCTTGTTTTGTTTATTTGTTTACGAAAGCAATACTACAACCAATATTTCAATACGCAATACTTTTTAACATTCGTTAACATATAAACATCTAACTTGCTGTTATTCACTTGGTTTATATTCTAAACTAGAATTAAACTAATAGAATACGCTATAAATAGCAATAAAAATAACCAATCTAATGAATAATAATATACTCAATAGAGTTACTCTACTTAACATAATGTACTAAACATAGGACAAAATAATTATATTCTTGACTTGGCTAAATATTGTATTTGGTTTAAATGTGAGTAGTTTGTGTGTGTGGAATTATACCCTATTTACACCTAAACACATCAACAAACAAAAAAAACTTTTACTACCTATATAAGGTCGTAACAAAAGTCAAAACCCAAAACCTTCTACAGACCAATGACAGCATAGGTTTGACGGTTATTTTAAAATTATGCATGACTATTTTAGCCCCTTAAAAAAGTCATCGTGTCAAATATTAGATATTGAATAAGAGATATTTTTACGGCTAATTTGTTTACTAAATAGAATGTATGAACAGAAAGTTTAGCGCATAAAAAAAGCCCTGCTAAATTAATAGCAAGGCTTTTGTTTTTAGTGTTTAGGGGTTTACATATGTTTTACTATTGGATTGTTGAACGAAGGATGTCTTAATACATACTTCATTGCTTTCTTTTTAGAGCTAGCGCACATCCCTACTAATTTTGTCAATCCGTTATTCGTTACTTTGAAATAATAAGTTTTCATAATCCTATCTGTTTAAACTATTTAATTTAATTGCAATTAATTCCTTATATAGGTCAGTATTAAAGCTATCCCAATGCGCCTTGTATGCGTCTATTTTAGCTTCATTGTAAGAGTCTACCAGCTTGTTTGTAGCTCTTTTGCTTTTGTACTTCAATACCTTTGTGTTTGACCTGAAACCAAAGGTTAACGGTTGTCCTTTTGAATTTGTCATCTTGTTTAGTATTAAATTAGCCCCGAACAATATGAACGGGGCTTTGTGTTTGTTTACCCTATGTTATCTTCGAAAATATCAAATACAGCACTTTCGATAAGCGTCTCTTCGTTATTGCCGTGCGCTTCGTAGCTTACTGGCTCATTCCATATTTGACCACCGTTTAAGCCTGCAATCCTGCAAAATACGGTATATCGGTTACTAAAGCCATTTGTCACGGTGTTCACTTCGTAAACGTTCTGTACATTGAATCCACCGTAACAAGGCGATTTGTCCGTTCTCAAGTATTCTATTTCAATATTCATAATATATAGTATTAAATTGTAGCATCCAACATCGGATACTGCGACAAATGTAATATAAAAAAGATACATACATTGTTAATAAATGTTAAATACAATAGCATCAAGCGCATAGCATAGGCAAGGAATGTAGATATAAATGCTATGGTGTAACGTGGTGTAATGTAGTGGTGGTGGTTATGTTTTTGAAGTTGAAATATTGACCCACTCGGGTAATATTGAGCCGTTTTTTATTGGGTTTGAGGCGGGCATTGAACTATTTATTATACCACACCCCTCTATACACACAAAATTTAAATTATTTTTCTTATATTTGTACCTACAAAAATATAATATATGAAAAAGAATATACCAATGTACGATAAGTACCAAGTAGATGAATTAGGAAATGTTTATAATAAGAAGAGAGGTAATGTACTAAAGCCTCAATTAAAGGGTGGTAAGTACTTATCCGTTGGAGTTAGGCATAATGAAAAGGGCAGGCACTCTCAGTATGTACATAGACTTGTTTGTCTAGCTTTTAATGGGCTACCTCCTAGCGATAGACACGAAGTTGACCATAAGGACTTTAATAGGCTTAATAATGCCTCTAGTAACTTAGAGTGGGTTACTCCAGAGGAAAATAGAAAAAGGCAGAAAGATGCTGGTTACTTATCTGGGACTAAGTATTCGTTTAGTGATTCTGACAAGAAGAATATAGTTGATATGTATGAGTCTTACCCTATAACTTATATAGCTAATCAGTATAATGTATCAAGCGCTGTTATTAAATCACTGTTGGTTGAACTAGGCGTATTTGATGGTAGGAGTAATAGGGTTATTAAGGATAAGTTTACTAATTTCTCCTATGATGAGCAGCGGGAAATTAAAAGGCTTTATTCTGAAGAGTTGGTTAGTAATACGGAAATAGCTGATATGTTTAATGTATCTCCTCCTACTATTGTACGGATAACTCGAAATATCAACTACAAAGATTGTAGGGGTAAGGTTTTTTCTAAGTCCTACGAATCTGGTAATAGCATAGAGTTTATTTCTGATAAGTATCAGATTAGTGTTGGTGCTGTTAAAAGGATTATTATTAAGTATGGTGAGCTTAGAAGTGAAGATATTTATGTTAAGCCCTATGGTATAGCAGATAAAGATGAGTTTTTAAGCTTAGTAGAAAAGAGGTACACGCTAAAAATGCTAACTGAGTATTATAATTGTGGTGACGGGGCTGTTGAAACAGCTATAAAAAGATTTGGCGCTAGGCTTAACGGCTTAGATAAAAGAAACAGAAAATACGACTATAAAGAATTGTACGAAATGAATAAGACAATGCCACAATGGAAAATAGCAGAGAAGTTAGGAACATCCCAATCTAACATAGCGATTAAGATTTCAAAATACAAGAAAGAGAATGGTATTGGTGGTCACGGTAATAAAGCAGAATAGATTCGGGTTTGGTTTGTTGGAGGTGGCGGGGTTGAATATTATATTATCCCCCACTTCTACATACATACAAAATTTTTAAAATAAATCTTTTACTGGCAGGAGTATTCCTTTTGAGGAGTTGCTATCTCCGCCTTTTTTATCTCTGTTGGTGTTTAGGTATTTTCTGCATAGTTTTTTAAGTTTTTTGGCTGGTAGTATTATTAGTATTTCTTGTATAGCTATGCAGTAGTATTTAGCTTCTGATGTTGCTAGTCCTGATGGTTTACCTCTTGAGTGGTATTCTATAAATATATTTCCTGTTTTGTGAGCTTGCAGGTCTGTTTTTACTTCTATTTTTTCATTTTGGAGTATATGTGCTAGTTCTTTTTCTTTTATTTGCCCTACTTTTAGGTCGTATTTAAAGTCTGAGTTATATTCCATTGTTCTATGTATAAGTGGTAAGTATCTTTTCCGTTGTAGTCTTGTTCTGTAAGTTCACTGCATACTTCTCTATGTAGTTTCTTTTCTGTTTCTTTTGGTATATATCCTATGTGTTTCATATTATTTCCTTTGTGTATTGCGGGGGATTAAACTACAATCCATAATCACTAATAACATACTTATCTACTACCTCTTGTTCTGTCATTTTCACCTCAAACACCTCTGGGTTTATTTGCATACCGTAGTCGTGCGATGATTCATTTCTATAAAACCACCCCTTATTGTAAGGTTTAAGCACTAGGTATGATGTTGAATGTTTTTCGTGGTGTTCTAACGGGAAGTATTCGTTTATTACCCATTTTTGCTTAGAGTCCTTATGTAGTATTTTAAAGTCCAATACTTTTTTTATCTCTTTTATAGTAGGCTTTCTTGTTTTAAGCTCATCTATTAGTTTTTTTATTTCCCGTTCTTCTTTTTCGTATTCTTCTACTGAGTTCATAATTATTTACTTTTTATTTTTCATACAGCTAAAGTAATTAATTATCTTATTGATAGATGTTAAGGAGTGTTATTTTGTTTTTTATAGCCTTATGGTTTAGGTATATTTGTTTTTGAATATGGAAGATGTTAATTTAAGTACGAGTTGGTCTGATGATGATTTAGCTTCTTTATGTAGGATAGAGAATCATAAAATTGTAAGGGATAGGGACTCTAATTACAGGTGGTATCACAAGTTGGGTGGCAGTTGGGAGGTTCATAGTATATGGGTGTTTGATGATTATAGGAAGCCTTCTGCTTATTTACATTTTTGGTTAGCTATGTGGTTGAAGGAGTTGAAGCAGCGAGAATGCCGTGCTATTAGGCTAAGGACATCTAAGAATAGGAAAGCTAGGTTAATTAAGAAGAGTTTAAGGAAGGCTATGGTTAATAAGATTTTGGAGTTAAATAAATTATTTCCAGAATATTCTAAGCAGGAGTTGGCGAATGAGTTGGATGTTAGCTTGAGTACGGTGCAAAGAGCCTTAAGGGGGCGAAACAAAAAAGCCCAGTAGTTAACCGAGCTTTCTGTTGTTTTCATTTCTTAAACTCTTTTTCGTATTATTATCGTATCTTATCGTATCTTATCGTATCGCTACCATATCCACCAAGACTTATCATCCTCTAGTTCATTCTTTAAATCTTTATTCTGCGCTTCTAATATGCGGATTTTGTCATTAAGGTTAGATTCTTCAGATTTAAATTTACACTCAATTTCATTAAAATGACATTCTAAGTTATTTTTAATTTCCTCTACCTCTTCAGTAGCACCTTCTTCATTAAGTGCTATTATTATATCTAAGCCCCGTATAGCTGTTACGTCATCTACTTCTTTGGCAGCGGACATATCACCACAGCATTTCTTATGTAGTCGTATTTTACCCCATCCTGCGAGTTCTATGGTGTATTTAATGTTATCTATCTCAATTTCATCTCCTACGGAGTATAATATGTCTTTGTGTAGTTTCATAATTCAAATCTATTAATGTTCCTTAACCAATTTCCCCTGTCGGGTAAAATGGTTGTTAAACTTTATCTAACAGCCGCCAAAAGAAACATTAAAGCGTTTCTTAGACGGGTGTTATAGGTAATAAAATTTACTACCTACTTTGTTTAGTGTTTTTCTATTATATAATCAAGTTCTTGTTTGTGAACCTTATCTATTTTTCCAATAACAAATGCCCATAAAGTACACCAAACAATTGTGCTTACTGCAAATCCAACCATTATTCCTTTCCAATAATTATTTTCTTTATTCATATTCCGTAAATTTTACATACCTATAAAAAAGTGTATAAGTAATGTGGCTAAATAAGTTTATCTGTAAGTTGAAAATAAGAGCAAAGCCACACTACTCATACACAAACCGTTACCTCCGCTTCATTCTGCTTGCGCCATTAGCATCAAGAGATATAACGTTACACTTCTTAGGTATAATACCCGAATCGCTGATTTGCTTCCAGCCACCCTTTACTTTCTCGTATATATCTAAGCCTATTTTAGCCCGTTTAACACCTTCTAGTGTTTCTGAGTAAGAAGAATACTCCGCAGCATCCATTAAGTCTTGGAGCGTACTGTTTCTAATCAATTTTGTTTTCATAATTATTTATTTACAAAGCATTAATCTATCAAACCCAATGGCAAACCCAATTCCTCTATCATAAGAACCACCTCCGCATATCTGTTCTTGCGCTCCTAGTTGCTTACAGCGTAATTCAAAGCCTTTATCTGTATAATAGCCCAATCCCCTTGTTACGGAATAATCTATCGTTATATCCTTTGTTTGAAGTTCACAAAGTTCTTTAGATATGTCTATTAATTCTTCTTTTATTAAATCAGTAGATGGGTTTATTACTTCGCAACCGAACTGCCAAAATTCTCTGTATCTGCCCCTTTGCGGTTTTTCGTATCTCCAGCATTTCTCAAAATACCAAACTCTTATTTCTTTTTTAGCTTGCCAGAAATGATTAGCGATTAGCTGAACGGTAGCCGTTGCCTCTGGGCGTAAGCATACATTCCTTCCTTTTTTATCTGGAAACACCCACATTTGATTAAGCACTTCTCTCCCTGCTTTGTCTATGTATATTTCAGACGGCTCTATGCTAGGCAGTTGTATTCCTTGAAACCCGTAAGACTCAACGGTAGCTATCATTTTATTTAATAGCGTGTATCTATCTCTTACCTCATCCCCGAAAAGTATTCGAGTGCCTTTAGCTTGTTTTTCTATCTTATATTCCATTATAATATATTTATACATTTACGATTATATCTACCGTACCACAAATAAACATTCCCTCAGAAGTCTATTCTAGGTCTTTCTCTGTATTCAACTATACATACAGCTAACAGTACCAATAAAACCATATCTTTCATATCTACTTAAATATTCTTTCAAAAGCCGTTTTACTTGATAAGCTGTCTATTGGCTCTGACGGTATAAACACAAAGTGAGTTTTATCTTCTGATTCTATAAAGAACCCAACAAAATCTTCTTCGTCAGGGTAAAAATAAACCTCTCCCTTGTAATCCTTAGCTTTCTTTAAGCCTAAATCTTCTATAATGTATCTCTTATCCATTCTATTTAATTATTTATCGTTTAATTCTTCTGCTAATTCTATTATTCCGTTATCTACTGTCTGCTTATGAAATCCACTTCCGTAAAGCATTGAAACAACAGCGTCTAATACTTCTTGTATAGATACATCTTCGTGGTCTAATTCAACGGAAATTTTCTTACCGTAACCCTCATATGTTATTTTAGTTGTATTCATATCTTAATTATTTAATAAAATATGTATTACTATTCCTACTCCAATCAAAAACACAGCTAATAACCTTACGAAAATATAGTTTAAACCCGTTTTAAGGTACTTTCTAGCCATCTTATCAAGAAAAGCAGTTTGTCCTATGTAAAATATCTCCTTGCCTCTTAAAAAGTTTAAAAACAAGTCAAAGGAAATGCTGTATGATAATGAGCAAGCTATAAGTCTTGGAACGAAGTATCCATCTTTAGGTAGAACGTGGTGTAATAACGCACCACCTAACAAGAACATAAGCATAAACTTAGCTGTGTGATACAGCCATTCTAGCCTGTATTCTCTTTTTATTAATGCGGAATCAAAAGGGGCTATAATCATCCCTAATGCAAACCCTCCTAACACTACTAATGCAGTGGGGTCTATTTCTATATTATCTATTTGTATCATAATTCAAATGTATTAATATTATCTATTGGTTAATGTTAATAAGGGTTAAAAATTGCAACATTAAAACGTTGCATAACAGCCGCTAAGAAAGCATTAAAACGCTTCTTAGCTTGGTGTTAATTCTTTATCTCTGGCTTCAACAAATCAGTAAGTAGTTTACAATATTCCACTTGCTGATACAGTAATTCATTTTCTTCATCACAGAAGGATAATTCTGTTTCATAATATTCTAGCATTGATATAAGGTATTCCATAACCGTTCTAGTAGGGTCTGTATAATCTTCTGTGTTTATATTTATTTGTTCTCCGTTGTTTAAAAATAGTGAAAATTCCATATATCAAATATAGACTTTTTGTTTAGGCGGAGATTATTGACTAATAATTATATTCAGCCATAATTCTTCACTTATTTAAAATATTAGAGATAAAATCAAATAATGGCTTTACTTCTTTTATGTTTATGCTTATTGAGTTATGGTGTCTGTTTTCGCCTACTGTAACCTCGTCAAACGTAATCGTATGAGGCTTACCATCTAAATACATAGCAGAACATATTACATCGCTAGAAACGCCTTTAACCTCAATCCATTTAGAAATGTATCTATCCGTATTACTATTTTTACTGAATATTAAGTCTAGTTCAGCTTTAGTTTTTAATGTTTGAAGGTTATCTTCTTTTTCCATAATTCTTTATTTAAGTCAAACATAAATAAAACATCCTAACGTAAAGGTTAATATAAGTTAATCCTTCTTATATAGCTTCATTTTACTTCTAACTTTTTTTAAATCATCATTTGGAGTTATATATGATAAATAAAAGAATCCTCCGTTCACTTGCTTAGTTAGCTTACTAAACTTATTGGGTTCTGCTGTTAAATACGCCATTGTTTCTGTTAATCTTCCCATTGTTTTAATATTTAATTATTATACATTTTAATTCGATATACACTAGTTCCATATAATCTTTTGTTTAATTCGCTGTTATTAAAATGGTAGCATAAAGTAATATGATTCTTCTTGATTATACAAAACTTCTGTTGAAGAATTAAATTCATTTAATAAATGATTAGGTACTTCTGTTTTTGGTATGCGCTGACCTTGCTTAAGCTTAAAAAGAAAAAAAGAAAAATCTAACTGCTCTTTTTCTTTTTTTTCTTTTTTGTTTTCTTTCTTTTTATTAAGTGTAACGTTCTTTCTTTGTAGTGTCCTGTTATCCGCATCCCGTTTATCCGCATCCCGAAAACCCGCACGCGGTGAATCTGCCTTGGTTGTAGAGCGTTTTACCATAAATTCTTCAATGGTTTGACTTTCGTAGTAAGCCATATAATTTTTCCCGTTAAACCTCCCATCGGAAGCCCTCATTTCAACTTCAATAATAAAGCCTTTTTCTTTCAAGGACTTAAACGCATTTCTGACAGCGGTTTTCCCTTCTCCGCAAAAAGCGGGAAGCTGACTTATGTGTAATGTCCAGTTTTCGGGTAATGACATTATTATCAATAACAGACCCTTCTCCTTCATTGACATTTTCGGATTTCTAGCTATTGAGTTATGTATTCTAACAAACTCGTCAGTAAATTTAGCTTTTACAATGTTTCCTGTTTTCATAAATTATTATGTATAAAAAAATCCTTCACGCTTTCGGCTGTGCAGAGCCTACTAACGGAAGGATTTTAAATATTTTCTAACGACTGCACTCGTTGTTAATGCAAACATAAACATTTTTTTTTATACAAACACAGTAAAAGAGATAAAAAAAAACATATAGCAGATGAATGAATATTCCATCATTAACTAAAAAAACAGCTATTAATGTAGCATATAAGCGACAATTTCAATCAAAATACAGCAGTTAAATTTAATATCTTTGCTGTTAAATGATAAAAGACGACAGTAAAATATTTCTACTAGATAAGCTATTACAAACAGGGCTTATATTTAAAGACATTAAATTGCTGCTTAGTTTACCTAAAACTACTAGCACAAACGAAATAAGGGAGATATTATCAGCACCTCTATACAGACTAAACATAAGTCAAGTGATAGCTATTGCATTAGCTTTAAATAAATCCCCTTCATACGTTATTGATGCAGCGCAATTTGGCGGAAAAGACTTAATACAGATGGATGAGAAGTCTTACAATATGTGGATACATAGACTAGGAACAGAGCCATTAGAGTCAGACGTAAGAAGAAACCTATCTTGGGCTATGGGAAAAGGTATTGACGTACAAGAAATGATATTAGAATACCTAGACAACCACCCCGAAAAAAGAATGAGAAGGCTAAAAATTAACCCCTACCAATATAAACTAGCAAAAGAAAGAGAAGAAGCTAAATAGACAGGTCTTGTTCAATTAAAGCCTTGTAAGCAGGAACACCCTTCCATTGTTCTTCATAACTCTCATTATCCTTTTGAATAAATATAATGTATCTAGGAGTGTTGGTATTTATGAAGTGTAGTTCGTCAAATGTTATTCTTGTAACCGTAGCACTCATAGAGCGTATATGCTGACCAGCGGTAAATGTAAACGTTCTAATATCCCCACCATTATACTTATCGTAAGATATGGAGCGTATTTTACCAAAAATTAATTCATCCATAATGTATTTCGATTGATTTTACTTATATATTTGTGGAAACAAAAATACAAAATGTACAAGTAATGGATTCTTTAAGTAAAATGTTAAATCGGTTAAGACCAAATAATCCGCTATTTAAGGAGCAGCTTATATCCATAACGTCAGTTTATTGCGATGTATTTGACTCCGATACTGTGATGCGGCATTTAGCTGAAGGAACTTTGCGAGAAGAAAAGAACGGAGATGGTATAGCATATATTCCTTGCATTGAATACTCAAAAGATTTAAACGACTATATATACCCAACTGAAATTATAATAGGAGATGATATTGTAATTCCATTTCCGCAAGACATAGAGGAATTTAGGTCAATGTGTTTAGCACACGGAATAAAAGTAAGGTTAAATAATCATACAGCACAAAAACTATTTAGATAATGGGATATTATACAGACGACCAAGATAGAGAGGATATAGACGCTTTATTACACGAAATGCACATAGCATCCGATTTAGGTAAAACGGCTACAAAACACGAGATAAAGCAGTCTATTTTAGAGAAGGATAGACTAGAGAAAGCTATCAAAGAAATAGACGAGGAGTTTTATAAAGAAATATGTCCTTATGAATAAAGAAATTGAATTTATCAAAATATACTTAAGGCACTAACCAAGTAATTTTTATTGTTTATAACAAAAGGCTCAGCCACGTTTTAATGTGACTTTATCTAAAGTTATAAAATGCTTATCTTTGTAGCATCGCACCAAGAAAGAAACCATATAGCCAATTAAGTGATAGCGCAAAGTATTACAGAAATTCTAAAAAAGCTAGAAGGGTTAAGGCGGCTAAGGATAAGGAGATAAATTCTCGTCCTGAGCAAAAGAAAAAAAGAGCCGAACTATCAAAAGCTAGGCGTAAGCGAAACATTGTAAGTAAAGATACGGGTGACTTAAGCCACACAAAGAACGGACTAAGATTAAAGTCCGTAAAAGCTAACAGGGGAAGTAAGAGCGATACAAAAGGCGATAAAAACGCTAGAGGCGGTAAAGCCAAGAAAAGAAAAAAAGTTAAAAAATAATATTACCTTTGTAAAAAGAAAACTAAACCAAAAGAAATGAAAAAAATTATAGCATTATTTATATTAGCGATTAGCACATCATTTGTATTCTCACAAGAAAAGGCAATGGTACTTGTATCATTCGCAAGTAGCGACACAATCGCAACTGTAATGGAAGGTGATATTTATAAAGTAACACCTCAAACGGGAGATACAACTTCAGAAGTAAAGTATTTTTACAGAGGTCAGAGAAAATCAGCAATCATTAATGTAGAAGATTCGTTGTTTTCAACATACGGAACTCAATTGCTAGAAGGAACTGGATTAGGCTTTGTAATTAATGTAAATCAAATTACGGGAGTAGTTAGAGTAAGCGATACGGCTTGTACGTTATTTTACAGTGAAGGCAATCAAGATAAGCGATACGAACTAAGCATAAGCGTAGGCGAATTTAGAGCCTTAGTAAACGCTCTATAATAAAGAACATCTTTTTTCATGTTATCTAAGAAGCCCCTGCCATAATCGGGGGTTTTTTTGTTTATATTTGTTAAAACTTTAATTTAATAGATATGACAGACAAGAAAGAGCGAGAAGCTAATATGGCTTATCAGCAATTAGCGCAAGGCGCACAGCAAGAATTTCAAGCAGAATTACAAAAAGCATCAGCATTAGAGGGTTCTTATAGATTTGCATTAGACTTAGCTATTCGAGCAGGAGTAACAGAACCTAACGAATTAATAGAGTTCGCAGATACAATTGTAGCTAAGACAGATTCATTTTCTGCTGTAAATTATCACGCACCAGAACCAACGGTAAAACCACCTAGCAATCTTATATTGCCAAATGCTTAAAGGAGGCATTTTAAACTACATCGCTGTAAAAGTAGACGATGATAAGGCTAATATGTTAAACGGGCTTATAATCGACTCTAATTGGGGTCACGAGGGTAAGCATATGACACACGATGGCATTGTCGTAGAAAACTCAACAAAGTTAGATGTAGAACTTAACGGTAAGATTTGGTTTGACCATAGAATGTGTTGGCTAGATGACAGAAAGTTTTCTAGCGAAGATTGGAATGGTACAACTGAAAAAGGTATATTCTATTATCTTTTACGAGACTCAGAATACGTTCAGTATGTAAGAGCGATAAACGAAGTGCCTACGAATGGTTTTGTAGGTATTAAGAAACTGCCTAAGAAAGAAACTACCGATAGCGGTATATATATTCCGCAAACCGTAGAGCAGCCTAATGACAGGGGTGTAATCGTAATTGATTGCTACGGATTAAAGAAAGGTGATACCATAATCTACGCAGAGGATAACGACTATCCATCAGACCAATTTGAAGGTGAGTGGATGCAAGTAGACGGTAAGGATGTTATATTCACACATTCTAGCTATATTTTTGCTGTAATCAATGGGGATGAATTGATTCCTTTTGGTGATTGGATTATAATGGAAGCTATGGATGATGACGAAGAGTGGGTAGACTTTAACGGCATTTATTTACCTAGAAAAGAAAAGGTAACAAAAGGCTTAGGTAAGGTAGTATATTCAAACGCATATAAGAAAGACACGCAGCTTATTTATATGAAGCGAGGGTATAACTCATTTGAGTTTAATGGTAATAAGTATTACGCTGTAAAAAAAGATAACGTACTAGCAGAATTATGAAGCATAGTTATATAGATAAACTTGATTTACCTGAAGCAAAACGAATACTTAAAAAGGTATTTGAAAGCCCTTATTTAGAGGGATATGTTGCGCTGAAAAGTCAAATGGATGATATATCTAGGCAAATTAGTAAAGTGAAGATAATATTCGGTCAAGATGATGACGCTTTCGATGAGTTTATAAAGTGGGGCGATAAAATGGAGAAGCTTACCGATGCTATATATAAATTAGAAACTAGAATTGACCCCACGGAACTTGCGAGAGCAAAGAAAGAAAGACTAAAGCCAAGCGAATTAAAACCAGAGTTCTATGCCCAACAAAGAAAAGACAAGTAAGGGCATAGAGGAATGTCACGAAATTTACTATGATTTCCAAACAAACATACGAGTAGGTGACTATGATTATGTAAGACCCGACCCGCCAGATGTTGGCGATGTATTTAATTTTGGTTTAGAGAAGGATGATAGAAAGTTTCCGCTACACGATAGGGATATAATAGACACGCTATCCGAAAGCGAATTAATAGAATTTGTAGCAGAAGAACAGCGAAGGCTAGACGAGGGCATACACTTCTATAATGGCAACCAACTAGAATATGTAACGGGTAAGCATTACTTTATGCTTCAATGGTGGATAATACCATCCGTTAATGATGGTACATACACAACTCCAGATTTCATTGATGCACAGAGAGATACTTTCTACCATTGGGATTGTACAGAGAAGGACAAAAGTTCATTGGGTGCGGTTTGGGGGACTTGTAGAAGATTCGGGAAAACATCTGTTGGCGGGGCTATATGCTATACAACAGCAATGATGTTAGAGGGTGCTAAGTGCGCTATACAATCTAAAACAAATAAAGATGCCGTAGAGGTATTCTTAAAAATACAAGAATCTTGGCAAAGGCTACCAGACTTCTTTAAGCCTATTGATACGGGTGAAACAAAAAGAAGTAACGCTATATATTTTACCGCACCACAAAAGAAAAGTTCTAAGGGCGAAGTAAAGGAATACCAATATGTATTAGACTCTTGGATTAAGCCGTTCCCCGCTAACAATATGGCTCAAGATGGATTAGGGTTTAGATTTGGGTATTACGATGAGGAAGGTAAGGTAGAGAAAGGTGTAGCAGAAGTAGATGAGCGTTGGGAGGTAAACTCTAAATGCTTTATGTCTAGGGATAAGGTGGTAGGTAAGTCCTTGCATACTACAACCGTAGAGGATATGGAGAGATTTGGAGGTGCTAGATTTAAAAATATTTGGGATAACTCAAATGTTAAGACATTAGACCCTTTACTTGGTAGAACTATAAGTGGATTAAGAAAACTCTTTATACCTGCTGATTACGGGTATAAGGTTGATGAGTGGGGGTATTCAGACAGAGAGTACGCTAGAAGGTTTCACGAAGCTGAAATGGCTAGATTAAGTGGCTCTGAGCTTATATCATACAGAAGGAAATATCCATTAAGAGAATCTGATATGTGGTTAATGGAATCAACAGCAAGTCCTTGGGCGTTAGCTAAGATACAGCAGCAATCACAATATAACGAAGATGAAGGTATTTACGCAGAAAACAGACGAGGTAACTTCTATTGGAAGAACGGAGAAGAAAACGAAGTAGGTTTTCAAGAAGATAAAGAAAACGGTAGATGGACTGTTGCGTGGATGCCGCCAACAGAAGATAGAAACCAATACAGAATATCAGAATATGGTAGAGAACCAACAAGAGAACACGTTAGAATAGGTATTGACCCTACAAACCTTAAAGCACCCGTAGCAGGAAGCGGCTCAGATAACGCAGCTTACGCAGTTCTTGATATAGGTTATATGGGAAATAAAACACCTAAAGCTGTATGCGAATATCTATATAGACAAGACCACCCAACAGACTTTGCAGAGGATATGATAATGATGGCTGTATTCTATTCAGCTAGAGTTTTCGTAGAAAATAACGCAGGGTCAGTATTGATTCGTCATTTCGAGAATAAGAGATGTGAAGAATACCTAATGTATAACGAACTAGAGAAAGACCAAAAGAAAAAGTTTAAAGAGAGAGGCTTTTATAACGCAACTAATGGAGGAATACGAGAGAACCTAGTAAACGTTACTAGAGCGCATATTGTAGATGATATAGGTTATATTGAAGTAGACCAAACGGGTAGCCCTACTTACGGCTCAATGCCATTCCCTAACCTAATAGAAGATTTACAAGATTTCGAGGTAGACAATTGGACTCCCTACGATGCAACGGTGGCATATATGATAGCAATACTAGCGTGTAAAATGAGTAGAATGAATATAGATACGTCAGAATTATCCGCTCCCGCAGACTTTAATGTAATGAGTTTTCATAAGATATATAAGGTTAAATAACTTTATAGTTAATTAATCTTAATTTTAGTATCTTTGTAAAAAGAAATTCAGCAACTTGGATAATATAAAAGCTCAAAAATCCTTTAGAGGATTCCCAAACCCATTTGATTCTGAAGAGAAGAAAGCTACACGAGAGTATGGTCTAGCTTATCTTAGGGCTATGTGGGGTGAGCATAGTAAGGATGCTAATAACTTTTTCGACCAAAGAAAGAAGTTCGTTACTTTACGGAACTTTGCTATGGGTACGCCTTCAATTGAGGAGTATAAAGACAGAGATACTTTAGAAGATGGTAATACATCATTATTATCTAAGGATTTCACTCCCGCAGCAGCAGGGGTATTAAAGAACCTAATCAACATTTCTTCTAACAAGCTAATAGACAGACCTTACGATGTAATTGCTACGGCAATAGACAAAGACAGCACAGATAAGTTAGACAACCGAATGAAAGAGATGTTCGGTAAGGTTAAGATTAAAGCCGCTATCGCTAAGATGGAAGCGCAAGGTCAAGACACATCGGGCTTAGACAAGATAAAAGAAGAGGTAAAAGACGCTCCAGACACAATAGACGAAGTACAATTTGATGCAGAATTAAATTGGAAAACAGAAGAAGAAGAGTCTATTGAAAATGGAATACGATATGTTTACGCAAACAATAGTTTCGAGGAAATAAAGAAAACTATATCAAGGGATTTGCACGTTTTAGACAGCGCAGGAACTTGGACTAGGTTCGATAGAAACGGTAACATTATAACAGAAGCAATAGACAGAAAAAACTTAATATACTCTTATTTCACTAAGCCAGACGCATCAGACGCAACCTATGTAGGCATAGTGCTAGAGATGACTATAAATGAACTAAGACAACGTTCAAACGGAGAGTTATCAGAATCAGAACTATTTGACATAGCAAAGAGATATGCAGGAAATAAAGGAAGCGTATCTAATCAGAGTTGGTCATTTGGTTCTTACTACCAAGAAGGGATAACTTCAAATGAATATGATAACTTTAATGTTCTTGTTATGTTTGGGCAATTCAAGTCTGAAAACCACAAGGTATGGAGAGAGAAAAAGTCTAAGAAGGGAAATAGCGTATCATTTGATAAAGTACCTAGTAATTACAAAGAGTATTACGAGGATGAAGAAGGAAAGAAAGTTAAGAAAAGAGGCGTAACAGAAGTAATCAGAAAGTCTGTTATAGACATTTACGAAGGCTACTTAGTATGTGATACAAATAAATGTTTCGGGTACAAAAAGAAAAACGACATAGTAAGACGCATTAAGGACAAGGTAATTGACACTAATGCAGAATTTGACTTAGTGTTCTACACACCTAACGTACAAGATACTATGAGTCAAGGGATGACTGAATCAATGATTCCTTATGTACGTCAAATGATTAATATAGAGCAAAAGATACAGCACTTAATTAGTCAGGCAAGACCAAAGAACGTTGCAATAGATATTTCCGCCCTACAAGGGGTTACATCTGGAATGGGTAGCGGTTTGGTAGACGATAAGGGACTAGCAGAGATTTACGATAAGACGGGTAGAATATACTACCGCTCTCACGATAAGAATGGTAGACCTCAAACCTTAACGGGTCAGCCTCCTATAAAAGAATTAGAAAACGGATTATCATCAGACGTAGAGAGATTAGTAGGCATATACAATCATTGGGTATCTCAAATGTATCAAGTGAGTGGTATTAACCCTACAATAGATGGAACAGCAGCAGCTAAAGGCGCATTAGTAGGCGTAGAAGAAAAGAGAGAATCTGCTTATAACTCCGCAACAAAACAACTTACAGACGCATACACTAATATCATAGAGCGTACATCAGATAGGATAGCCTTAATGATTAAGCATAATATAGCTAGAGGCATAAAAGTTAACGGCTATAAAATGGCTATGGGTAGCTTGCGAGTAGAAGTGCTTAAAGCAAGTAAAGAACTTACAAATGCTGAATTAGGCATATCAATTAAGTTTAAGCCGTCAGAACAACAAAAAGCATTGTTTGAAGAGTCTGTTAAAATTGCGATACAACAAGGGCAAATATCAGTGGCAGAAGCTAATAGGTCAAGAGAGGTATTAGAAGCGGGAAGCTATAAAGCAGCTAACGAATATCTAGCTAGAGCGGCAGACAATTTTATGCAGAAGGCGCACCAACGCTCTATTGAATTACAGCAAGCTAATGGTCAAATTCAGATTCAAAGTAATCAAGCGGCAAAAGCAGCAGACTTAGAATTAATGAAAATAGAGCATAGTTTCGCTATGCAAAAAATGCAAGCTGAGTATCAATTTAAGGCTGAGTTAGAGAAAGTAAAAGCAGGAGAAGGAAGATTAGGAACTGTTTTAAAGGGTGAAGTAGACCAAGACTTGATAAAAACAAGCATGGACACAAACGCAAAAACAGAGGTATTAAACAACACCCCTAGCGGCTCACCATCTTCTTCATTAACATCTACTCCTAGCTCTACGCCTAGCGGTGGTGGCGGTAAGAGGGGAATACCACAGCCTTTTAGAAGCACACCTAGACCAGCAGATGACGCACAGAAAAGAGCCGCATCAACGGGTCAAACACAGGCTTAGGTTTTTGTTAAAAAATCTTATTAATTTTGTATATATCAATTTAATTTATTATGGACGGAATAGAAATAAACACTAGCTTAGGAAAAAGCAAGGACGAATATAGTTCTTTGAAATCAGAAGAGGTTGCACAAGAGGCAACTGAAGTAGTAGAAAACGAAACTCCCGTTGCACAAACGGAAGAACCTATAAAAGATACGATAGTGGAAGAAACTGTCGTAGAAGATAACGTGTCCCAACCTCCATCGGTTGAGGAGCAAGCACCAGAACTAAATGAAGATTTGGTGCGCTCTAAAGCCAAAGACTTAGGTTATTTAACACAAGAAGACTTCGAGGCTAAAAAGCAAGAATGGTTAGAATCACAATCAAATGTAACAGAAGAAAGTGATTTTATTAAGAGAGCAAGAGAATTAGAAGCGCAAGGTTACGATTTAAATGATAACAGCTATTGGTCTTTAACAACTAGAGATTACAATAATTATGATTTAAACGATGTAAACCAAGCATTAGACGTTGTGTTAGAGGGGTATAAATTAGACTTTCCTAATGTATCAGAGGAGAAGCTAAGAGCTAAGTTAGAGAATGATTATGACGCTTTGTATGACGAATACTCTACACCAGAGGACAAGGAGCATAAACGAGCGAAAGCTGACTTAGACATAAAGGCTGAAACTTACTTAGGTAAGCTAAAAGAAAGACAAGAAAATGCGAAGCCACCTATGAATCCACAGGATGAACAAAGGATAACGGCTCAAGAAGAAGAAAAAAGGCTACAAACGTTCCTTCCAAAAGCGGAGAGACAGTTTAAAGCAAAGGTTAATGATTACTTTAATAAGAATAGTGCTTACGATATTAAAGTAGGGGATGACGTAATACAATACGAGTTCTCAAAAGAAAATGTAAGCACATTGAATGAAGCTTTAGGAAATATCTTTAAGAATGACTTCAGATTATTAATTGACGAAAACGGCTCTATAGAAAATCGTGTTAAGGACGAAGGTTTAGCAGTCACAGTTGAGAATTTAATTTGGCAAAACCCAGAGTTAAGGTCTGGTATTCATAATAAGATGTTGGAGCATAATTCAGCTAAGAGTGAAAAAGAAGCGGTTAATGAGTTAACTAATGCCTCTTTGCCCGAAACCACAGCTAAACCAAATGAGGTTGCTAAGGATAGGAACGCAGATGCATACAGTAAAGCCCATATACCGACAATTATGTAAAACAATTTTTTTAAACAATAAAAATGGGATTTAATACAACACCAGCAACTACAGCGAATTACACAAACAACACATACGTTGATTCGCTTGCATTGACATACGACCAGTCGATTCGTAAACCAAACATCGACCCAACTTTAGTTAATCCTTTCGGAAACCAGATGATTTCTGGATTTTGTGAGATGACTATGGCTATGAACGGAATCAAGAACAACGAGTATATTCACGTTGAATCTGATTACATTAAGGAAGTAGTAAAACTAGCATCTCTTGCTTCCGAAGGAGCAGCAGGAGCGGAGGTTACGCACACAATTGCAACAGCTTATAAGTGGGATGCCGCTAATAACGGTGGAGCTTATGTACAAGCTGGAAACACAACTACTTACCCTGTAAGAAAGAATGACGTATTAATGTTTCCTAACCGAGTAAAAGGTTTGGTTACAGATGTAGTTGGAGCTACATACGATGTAATTCCTTTGAATCCAGCAGATGCTATTCCAGAGGTAGCAACTACTGATACTATTATAATCGCTTACAACTTAATGGGTGAGGCTTCTTCTCAAAGAACTTCTTCTAGTAAGACTGTATTTGAATATAAGAATACAATCCAAACTCTAAGAAACGACCACAAAGTAACAGACAGAGAAACTGCTACTGAAACTTGGTTCGAGAACTTAGGTAAAGATGGTAACTCTAGCGGATGGTACAACGAAGCTGTTTATGACGCTTACAAAGTGCTTATGGTAGAATTAGAGCAGTCTATGTTGATTGGCGACCAAGTAACTAACACTACTTTGGCTGACACATCAGGATTTGGAACTGTATTAGGAAGTCAAGGTCTTATTCCTTGGATGGAAGCTTACGGAAACGTAGAGACTTACAACGTTGGTTCATTTGCTTTAGATGATTTCGATAGTTTAGCTGCTAAGTTGGTTAAATACGAAGGAAGTAGAAAAAACACAATGTGGGTTGGTCATACTCTTTCTGTAGAGATTGATAACCTAATGAGAGTTACAACTGGCTTAAATTCTGGTGGTATTTCTTATAACGGAACTCCTTCTGATTCAAGAAGTGTAGCGTTTGGATTCGGAGAAATCACTTATGGTGGATTTGCTTTCGATAAAAAACACTTATCTATCTTTGATAAGCCTTGGGGTCTAGGAGCTGAAGGACAAAAGTTCACTAATATGGGCTTAGTAATTCCTTCTGATAACGTAATCGTACCACAATTTGGTGGAGGAACATCTTCAGTACCTTCTTTAAGATTAAACTACTTAGAGACAAAAGGTTCTAATATGGGATTCCGTCAATGGGAAACAGGTGGATTAGCACAAATACCAACATCAGATGTTGCTGAACTTAACGTTCATATGACTTGTGATAGAGGATTTGAAGGATTCGCTGCTAACCGATATGGTATCTTTAAGGCTAACTAGAATTAACCTTATATAAACTATTAAAAGCCCTGATGGAAACATTGGGGCTTTTTTTGTTTGTTAAAAATTGTTTAATTTTGTATTTACAAATTTTAATTTAATAAAGTATTATGGCACAAGTAGAGAAGTACGTTACATTCGTACTAGACAAAAGACACGTTGCACTAGACACACGAAGAAGTGGCGCAAACAGAGGTGTATCAATTCCAGCAAAAGACATTATAAACATAGAAAACCCTAAGACGGGAGTTATAAACAAGCGTATAGCAGTTTACAACCCTAGTAACGGGCAGCGTAGTATATATATGGATGAGTGGAATAACTACAAGGGAGAAGAAGACTTCAGATTAATTTCCGCACCTAAAATAACATTCAATGACAAGATAATGATTTTAGACCCAAAGAGAAATTCAATGCTTATTGAGTATTTAAGAGCAATGAACTCTAACGGTAGCAATCCAGAAAGAAACCCAAATGCAGAAGTAATCTTTACAGAAGAATCAGAAGCTAAAGATGCGGAAGAAAGATTTGATTCAGAAGAATTAACTCACAAAGCAATTCAGTTTATTATTGAAGCTAGAGAAGAAAACCTAATTCAATTAGCTGAATTACTAGGTAGAAACACTTTAGACAGAAACAATGTTCCATTGAATGAGAAGGAACTTAAAATGGATTTAATTTCTCACGCTAGAAGAAATCCAGAAGAAGTACTAGAGATTATCAATGACCCTAGACTAGAAACTAGAATACAGATAAACAGAGCATTTACGCTACGTTTAATTAAGTTTGACAAGATTTCTAGGCAAATACTATGGGATGACACAAGTGAGCCTGTAATCAGCTTAAAAGTAAGAAAAGGACTAATGCCTAAAGATGTATTAGTTAATTACTGCTGTGAATCAGGTGGAACGGGAAAAGAAGTTTACAATGACATTCTTTACAAGTTAACGGGAGAAACAGACGATGAGTATATCGTAGATGAAAATCCAGACGTTATTGATAGCTTTACTCCAGATGAATTAGTACAAGCGGCTAAAGACGCAGGTATTCTTATTCAATCGGGTGCTTATTTATTCCTAGACGACAAAAAACCAGAAAACCAATTAGCAAAAGGTAAGAAAGGTGTGGTTAAAATGATTGAAAACGATTTAGAGTTTAAGGGGTTTAACTTGAAGGCTTATTTAGTAAGACAATTAAAACTTACCATACAGTCTAAAATAACTGATGAGTAGTCAGTAATTTAAACATATAATTTATATTAAAGGTGGGTTCATATCAGTTCCCACCTTTTTTGTATCTTTGTATTTAACAAATTATAACTAATGGCAACTCAATCAACAGACATAACATTCACAACAGGTGAGTCTATCGCAGCCAAAAACGTAACACTTACAGATACATCTACTTATGGTTCTGGTGATTTAAGTTGGGCTTCGGGAGATTCAAGAATACTTGTTAAGATAGTAGACCCACAAGGAACTACATTTTATAATAACACAGACACATCTAACCCTAATATGACATCGGGTGGCTCTAGCGATACGCTAAACCTACCAAAAGATGCTGATTCATTAGTTGTTAGAGGTTCTTATCAAATAACGCTAACGTATTTCGATGTAGCAGCACCTTTGGTTAAATTTGAAAGAACATTTCAGTTTGATAACACTTATTCTTCACCAACGGCTGATTTAGACCTTAGTTATAGCGTAATAAACCCTATTTTCTTTAAAGCAGTAGACGAAACAAGTTACGCTTATAATTCAGTAGACCCTACAATAGCGGGTACATTAACACTTACGCACCCACAAGGTCTAGGTTCTTATGTAACTAACATTGATAGTTCTACAAAGACATTAAACACAAAAGTATTTTACTATTCAACTGACCCTGATATTACTTCGGTAGTAGCCTTGTCAGCAAATGCTACATATACATTTAACGGGTATTACACAGACGCAACTTCTACGGATGTTACTTGGACACTACTAGATGCTGTAACGGGATATAAGGGTATCTATGTAAGCGGTGGAAGTGATGGTTGCGACCTTTATTGTTGTATGAAAGCATTAGAGCAGCAACTAGATGCAGCTATAAATACGGGCAATAAGACAGATGAAGCTAGATTAACGAAGTTATTTAATAGAACTTCTAATCTATGGCAACTGATACAAAGCGCATATAACTGCGGTAAATCATCGGATGCAGCGGCTTATACCTCTGAAATAAAAGACTTATTAAGTTGTACGGGAGATTGCGGTAGTTCAGGAACAGTATCTCAAGTAGTAGGTATAGGAACAACCCCTGCAATAGTAAGAATGGGTTCAGCTACAATGACGGCAGACGTTACTAGCTATACATTCACAGAACTTATAAACTACAACTATGCAGATGGAGATGTAATCATAACCGTAGATGGAGATGACGTAGAATCAATTAGCACATACAGCATAAGTTTAAATTCCTTAACGGGAGAAATTACTTTCGGAACAATTGTATATACGGGAGTAAAGGTAGCTTATCACATAATTAAACCATAAGAAATGAAAAAGATAGTAATATTATTTATACTTACTGCGTTTTGCTTAGCAGGATATTCGCAAGACACTATTAATTGGGTAACTAAGAATCAGCCCTTTAAAGTTAAGAAGATTGCGTATGGAGATACGATGTTTTTAAGCGGAGAATCAATGTACGGAGCTTATGGGAGTTTGTTTATAATAGACTCTACTGCTGATGGCAGGTATTTTATAAATGACGGGTATGCGGCTAATGATTCATTAACTCAAATAAGAAGTGAAATTTCAGATACAGCAACACAGATTAGAAGTGAATTATTAGATAGTGCTTATTGGAATAATTCGGGAGGGGTTTTATCACCAAAGACATCCGCAACTGATTCTGTATTCATAGGGCTTCAATCAGCAGCTATTCCTAAATCAGAGAACGTAGCATTACAGCTATATGGTCAATACAATAATATAGCTACTGATATTAACCCTACTACGGGTGATTCAGTATTAAACGCTAAGAATGGTAATACATATTTTGTAGACGGAACGGGTGAGATAGTTCAAATTAATAAATGCGCAGTAGCGACTAGATTATTATTCTATGTTGGAGTGGGTGCTACACTAGACTTAGACCCTGCTAAATTTGGCGCAAACGGACAAATACTTAGAACTCTTAATGGAGCTTCACTTACATTAAGCGAATTTGATGTTATAGAATTAATATGCACAGACGAGAATCAATTTTCAGTCGTATCAACAAGTGGCGATAATCAATAGAAATTGGGAGCAAATATAAATACCGTAAAGACGCAAGTCTTTGAGATTATAAAGAAGAATCAGTCAGGAGGCTATATAAAGACAAGCGACTTTAATAACTACGCAAAGCTAGAACAACTTTCTTTTTATAATGAAGTGCTAGGTGTGTCTGAAAGTTCACAGCAAACAATGGACATAGCTGATGAATTAAAGGTGTCAGTTAATCTTTTTCCGAACTCAAGCAACTTAGTAACTAAGCCTAGTGATTATATGCAATTGCAATCAATAACGGGTAGAGTTTACATTAATCAAACACAGAGTAAGCTAGTTCAATTTCAAGTGATGGGTCAGTCAGAAGCAGACGCATCGGAAGTTAGCGGTTTCTCAAGAGCAAGTACAGCATATCCAATAGCAGTTATTAATGCAGATACGGTAGAAATTAAACCTTACTCTGTATTTAGTAGCGTTAAGCTCAGCTATTACAGACTTCCATTAGACCCTATTTGGGGCTTCACGGTATCATCTAGTAGAGAAGTGTACGATTCGTCTACATCGGTTGATTTTGATATACCAGAGCAGCATACAGAAAGAATAGTACAAGGTATAGTTAGACGTTTTGGTTTCTCAATAGGAAACGAAGCGTTAGTTAATTACAAATAATGACAAAAGTAGATTTAGCATATAGAGCATTAAAGAAGCTTTACCCAAAGCTAACGCAAGACGCTAAGACATCTCTTAGGGAAATGGTAGCTGCTGTTGGTAATGCTAGAGATAAAGTTGTTGCAGATTTCGCTTGGCAAGCGTGGAGTAATGACTTAATGGAAGATATGGTTTGGGAAGGCTGTATATCTACTTATGAGCAATTATCCCCTACAAAAGACACTAGAACTAACAGATGGTATTTACAGCTACCATTTAAGCCGTTAGTACTCCCTAAGAATATGGGTATATATCAGATAACACCTTGTAATAACACATTTGAATACTACCAAGTGCCATCTACATTTAATTCTTTATTTAATGGTTCTGCCTCAAAAGAGTTAGAAGGTAATACGGGATATTGGTTAAGTGGAGATAGAATATACTTTACAGCAAAACAGACAGAAGAAACATTATTAGATGTACACTCAATATCTAGCAGCGAAGATATAGCGGATGATGATTATTTTCCATTTCCGCCTAACCTAGAGTTGGATATAATTAATATGGCTGTTCAAGAATATGTATTGACAAAAGACATTCCAGAAGATTTAAGCGATAACAACCTAGCAGATTCATAATGAATAGAGACTTACCCATATTATCCATAGTAAAAGACTACCTTAGAGAGCAAGGCAAAAAGACTACACACGATTTATCTTTTTACCTAGACTTTGCCATACAAGCATTAAGGGAGATGGAGTATGATTTTACGGGCATACCTGTAAGTAAGTTTGTTACGTTAAACTCTAACGACCAAATAGTAATTCCTGCGGGTTGCGTAAGAATTATAGACTTAGGAATTGTAAATAGCGCAAACCACTTCATTTCATTAGGGTTGGGTAATAAAATCGCCAACGCAAGAGGAACTGATAGTGAAGGCAATACAGAAAGACAAACCTCTACGGGAAGGTTAGCTGAATCAAACGGTTACGGAGATTCAAACAACAGCCTATCTGTAAGCAGACACGGAGAGAACTTAGGAGGCAATTTCGGTAGCAATGGACACGTTGTTTATGGTGAGTGGAGTATAGACTACGAAAGAGGATTTATCAACGTAAATGGAGGCTTAAACACTACTGACAAGTATATGATAATATACCTTCAAGATATATCTACAATAAACGGAGAGTTTCTAGTTCATCAGTTTATGAGGGAGCCTATTAAGGCGGGTATAGAATTGTTTAGTAAGAGAAGAAGAAAAAGCACACCAAGAGGTGTTATACAAGATTTAGAGCATAAGTTCACTTGGGCTTGCTATCATATGGCTGAAAGATTCAGTTCAATGACGCAAAACCAAATGATGAATCAGACTAGAAAGAGCAGCGCATTTACTAAAAGCTAATGGTACAAGAAGATAGACGTTTTTTTTATCTTGGAATGAACCAAGATTCCGACCCTAGATACCTAAAAGAAGGTGAGTACATAGAGGCTAAGAACTTTTATGTATCAAGTACTGATGGGGGGAATGATAACGCCTTAGAAAATGTAAAGAGTACACTTGAAGTAAGTTATACATTACCGTCTGGTGGTAGATATAAATGCGTTAAGATACAAGATGACGAAGAAAACCAAAGAACTTATATATTCCTATGGAGTAGCGAAGGGAAGCATATAATTCTTTATTATAGCTATTTAGATGAAACTCTTAGAGAATTAGTTAGAGATAACTTTTACTCAATAGTAGGTACATTAGGCGGGGCTACACCTACATACGCAACATCTTACACCGCTGGTGATGTAGTATTAAGAATTGGCGGTATATCTTCAGAGACTAAATATTATATTTGTTTAGTTGGGTTTACATCCGCTAGTTATGCAGGAGAAAAAGACCCCGAAAAAAACTCATTAATTTGGAAGGAGATAGGCAACTATTTAAACTTTCAAGAGAATAATTACATAGATTCAGCTATATTAATAAGAGATGGTCAAACGTTATTGTTTTGGACTGACAATCATAACGAGCCTAAATATATTAACGTAGATAAATTAATTGGGTCTGAATACCCTACTGCATTACAAGCAGAGTATTTTGATTTATGCCCGTTACAGCCATTACATCAGATATTGATAAATGGGGCTAATACTGGGACAAGCAATAACTCACTTTTTGGTAAGTATTTTCAGTTTAAGTACAGATGGGTATTTGACGATGATATGTATGGTGCTTGGTCGCCTATATCAGAAATGAATACTTATAACAAGAATGTATTAGCAGACCCAACAACATCTTACGGCGGTTTAAGACTTAGGGTGTATAGAAATTCAGCAATAGTAAACAGATTAAAAAAGATAGAGGTAGCGTATAGAGATTGTAGAAATGGAAACTCTGGAGATTGGTATAAGTTTGCTGATATAGACGGCTCTGATATTAGCGCATCAAACGAATATACATTTACAAAGTTCAATACAGCATCTGATAATTGGGGTGTAACGGGTGGTGGAGTTCAATATGAGTCATTCTACGAAGTAATATTCGACAATAATTCAGCTAAAGTTCCGTTAGACCAAAATGAGGCTAATCAGCTATATTCTTTTGTGCCTAAAAAAGCGGGTACATTAGCAATAACAGAAGATAATAGAATAGTATTTGGAGATATAGATGAGGGGCTAGATGTTAGTAGCGTAGATTTAGATATGATTTCATCTTACAGATATTATGCACCTAGACCTACAGCCCCTTCTGCGAGTTACCAAAAAACACTAAAAACTGGTGCTAAATACAAATGGGGTATAAGATACTCGGATGGTAAGGGAAGGCTTTCTACAGTATTAACGAATATTGACCAAGAAGTAGAGACGGATTGGTACGATTCGATAGTAACTAGCCCTAGTGTAATAGTAAGCCTAAATATGAGAATAAGTCACGCACCGCCATCTTGGGCTAAAACTTGGCAACCATGTTACTTACCAATAGGGATTGATTATGAGGGAAGTACACCTTTAGCCTATCAATTTATGGCGGGTGTTGATACGCCAGCAGCATCGGGCGGACAGTCATTAATAAGCCTACAAATACCAAGAACATTTAATAATGACAACGAAGATAGCCAATTCCCTCTTAGCTTTAATGATGAATATTATGTAAGAGGGGTTTACGACTTCTCGGCATCTTCTTATTGGGCGCATTACGATGAATCAAAGGTTATTGAAACGCTAGACTCTGGAGAAATAGCATCCGTTACCATAATTAGCGGAGGTAGTGGCTTTACTGCAAACCCAACAATAAAAGCTGTTGGCGGAGGTGGTAGTGGGGCGACTTTTACAACTGCAATAGGCTCTGGTTCAATAATAACAGTAACTATAACTAATTCGGGAAATGGATATACTTCATTTCCTACGCTTATAGTAGAGGGGGACGGTTCTGGTGCATCTGTTGTTGTGGATAAAATGAACTTTAAGAAATATATTAAGATAAATAGCGGTCAATGGAATACACAGCCAACTGTCAGAGACATTTTAGAGGTTTACAAAAAAAGCACAGATTCAAATAACGCATTATGGAGAGAGTACGGGTATCCTTGTAAGATTGGGTATGATGCTAATGGGGATTTAGCCCATTTAGGATTGGATTCATTAATAACTACCCTTTCGGGTTTTGGCGACCCTAACGCACCAAGCCAAAACCAAGTAATATCACCCCCTGCGGATTTAGTATATGAACCCGCTGATACAGGTGATATGTATTTAAGCTACACATTCTTAGATTATGACGCTAACAACTTTCCTCCTAGTAAAACTATACCATCTGGCGGGAGAACTGCGGTAGGTGGTGCATTTTTCCTACAAGTACCGTTCGCTGATATTAGAGTGCCTTCTAGGTCTATTAGCTTAAAAAGACCATTAGTCGCATTAGAGGATAGTAGGCTTCCAGAATTAAAAACAACATTAAGATGGAGCGACCCGTTAGTACAAAACACTAACATAAACGGATTAGGCTTCTTTTACGATATAAACTTTAGGGAACTAAAGAACGAATACGGAACTATAAGAAAGATATTTTCTGAAAACGAATATCTAAAAGTATTATTCGACAGAAAGATGGGGCTTTTACCAATGGGTAGAACGGAAATAAACTCATTAGACGGTAATAATTTCGTAGGCAAAACTACTGATGTATTCGGAACTCCTAGATATTCTGTATCAGATTATGGTATATCAGACAATCCAGAGAGCCTTTCCTATTTTGGCGGAGCATCAATGTTTGTAGATAGAAGCAAAAACACAGTACTAATATCAAGTGGATTAGAAGTGAAACCTATTAGTGATGCTGGAATGAGATTCTTTTTTGATGAAGTTCTTATACGCTCTCAAAGGTTAATCAATAAACCCGTAATACAAAGCGTTTACGATAAAGAGTTTGATACGTTTATATTATCAATAAACAATAAGTCAACATCAACGGGAACAGTTGTAACCACACCACCTACAACAGTAGTAATAACGCTTACAGAAGCACAGGTAACGGAACTTGACCTAAGTGAAGATATAGTATTAAAAACATTTACAGCAGCGCCATTCGTAACAGAAACAGTAAGTAGTGGAGATTGGTCTAAGCTTGGCGGTGGAACTACAATACAAGCAACCGTAACTAGTTCGGGGACATACAATCCCGCTGTTGACGTAGAGGTAATACAAGGACAGCAATACGTTCTTAATTACTCCCCCAAGAATAATAAATGGATGTCTTTCTTTGATTACAAAGGCGATGTATTCGGTAGTGCGAGAAGTAGATTATGCTCTAGTAAAGATGGCAAATTCTATTTACATAACAGCCCTAATGTTTCCTCTTATGGAAACTTTTACGGTGCTCAACACGAATCATATATCACCATTCCTTTTGCCGCAGAGCCTACTAACACAAAGAACGCTAGGGCATTAGAGATAGAATCAACAGACACTAACTTCTACTTGGACAGCGGAACAAACGAAAGAGGACAAAGCACTAGCTTAATCAACGGAGATTTCGAGGAAAAAGAAGGAAGGCAATGGGCTAACATACTAATGGATGAGAATACGCCTCTTGTTGGCGGCATAACAAATCCTATTACACAAGGGGACTTAATGATAGGCACATACTTCATTGCTAAAATCAATAATACAGCTACATCGTTAGTAAAAGTATTTAGCTCTACATTAAGATATATTAAAAGCTTTATTTAACGTATCTTTGTATTTAATGGACTTTGCGGTTACAAAAAATACATCGGATATAACTACTTATAACGATAGACTTGAGCGGTTGCAAGAGGCTATTATAAGTAACAATAACTTGGATGGCGTTTATGGTGATGGAAAAAACCTAGTTAATAACGAGGATTTTCCTATTACCAATAACTTTACCGATGGTCTTTATATGCGACAAATGAAAATGAAGGCGGAATCATATGTTGTTAGTGCCGTTCATAATACTAACCATTTTTGGTTTTTATTATCAGGAAGGGTATTAGTGGAAGATGATAACGGTGTTATAGAGCATATAGCCCCTTGTTGGTCGCACTCAAATAAAGGAACTAAAAGATTAATAAAGTGCATTGAGGATTGTGTTTGGATAAATGTTATAGCTAACCCAACAGACACAAGAGATATGAAAGAAGTGGAGGATAACTTTTTTTCTATAACAATGGACGAACATAACAAAAAACAATCATAATGGCAGGAATAGTAACAGCAGCATCAGTTTTAGGTACAGCAGCATTACTTGGTAGTACAGGAATCGGTGTATCTAAAATGATAGGCGGAAGAAAGAAAAAGAAAGAAGGAGAACTTGAGGCTAATAAAGCAGAGGTTCAAGAAATGGCATTAAACCTTCAGAACGAAAGGGAGCAGAAAATACAGCAAGGCACAATGGAAGCGCTTGCTAATCAAAGAATGTCTGAAATATCCTCTTTACAATCTAGGTATGATGAAGCAGCTAAAGAGGGTATTCCAGAAGAACTAAAGGAACAATATTTAGAGAATATACAAGGCTCACAAGCACAAACATTAAACGCTAACGCAAGCCGTAGAGGTGGATTAGTTGGTGTAGCACAAGCAGACCAAAATGCTGTAAATGCGTATAAGGAATTACTTTCTATGGATGCTAGTCAGAAGTTAGCTAACGAAAGAACAGCGATGAGCTTTCAGGGTAATGCGATAGGTCAGATGGATACTTATGCGAATAGAGGATTAAACTTTCAGATAGGAAACCAACAACAAAACTACGCAAGGGATTTAAGCAGTAATTACTTTGACCAAGACTACGCAATGGCACTACAAGGTGCGGGAGAGCAGATGATGTACTCAGGGGCAGGGGAGGTAGTAAATACGCTAGGTCAAGCATCTTCATTTGCAGCAAGTCTTGCTGGAGGTGGCTTAGGCGGAGGTGGAGCGCCTACAAGCGTTCAATCACAAGTGCCGCCCGTACAGCAAAGTGGTTATTTTCAAGTTCCGCAAACACAAGGATTTGGTGGGCTGCAACAAGGATGGGGTACTCAGTATCAAACACCATCAAAAGGCTTTGGAGGCGGGATTAGCTTAAGAGGACAATAAGATATGGCATTAGAAAGAAAACCACAGAATTTAAGGGGTTACGGATTAGCGCAAGACCCTAAGGTAGAGTTAGATACATCGTTTGTAGATGACCAAAACAGGCGTGCGTACCAACAAAAGGGTATAGAAGCGCAACAAGAGGCTCAACAAAAGAACTTTGCTCAGAGGGATAGAGAAACTAGAGTGAGCCTATTAGGCAAGATAGAGGACTTGAAGGGAAATTGGTCGCCCGCTGTAAGGTCAAAGATTGAGGCTCAAAACAAAGCACTAATATCTAATGCCGCTGATTTATCTAACGAAGAGTTAGCGTTAAATATTAATAAGATAAACTCTACTAATAAAGCCTATAATGATATAGGTAGTAATCTTTCTACATTAACCGCTCAAGCGGCTAAGGGTGATATTTTCGCAGGAGAACAAGCACAAGCTTTAATACAACAAGGCTTAGAAACTGATTTCAAGGGAATGGATATTAATGAGGCTATGGCTAAGGCTTACGGAATAACGGGTAGTCAATTTGCGCCTATACCGTCTGCTGCTGATTGGGAAGCCACAATGAAAAGAAGAGATGAGCTAGCAAAGCAAGGTGAGGCTACATTAGAAAGAACAGGTACAATGATGTACGGAAAAGAGATAGTTAATGAGAATTTTGCTGTTGACCCTGCTTTAAATAAAGCTACATTAGAGAGTTTTGCAGGACAGCATAGTAGATACTTTCAACTTAATCCAAGTGCATTAGAAGGGTACGCAAATCAGCTTACAGACAATGTAAGGGGCGCATCGTTCCAAGATACTCCAAGAGATAATAAAGAACCAAAAGGATTTAGACGTACTGGAAGCGGATATGCGGATGATATATATAGATATACGGTAGGTGTAGAAAAGGATGTTCCTATGGGAGATAATTCTACTGGAGACATTAATACGGTAACAATATCAAGAGAGAATAGAGACACACCTATAAGAGCGGTTGACTTTTACGAAGAAGGTGGCGATTTAATAAATGGCAGGATAAGGCAAATGAAGCAATACCCTAACGGAAAAAGAATGATAGTCATTCAGAGGAGGGATAATTTAACAGAAGAAGTTCCGTATAAAGGAAATGAAGAAATAATCTTAGGGGAATATACGCTAGACGAATCTAAATTAAATGAGATGTTTGGTTCTAAGGCGGGTATTGCTAAAAATAGCGACAGTAAAAAAGAATCAAGTAAAAAACCACAATTCAACTAAGTATGCCTAACGAAAAAAGAAAAAAACTTTACAATTACCTTTCTTCTGAAGGAATGACTGATTTATCTTACGATAAGTTTTCTAGTGAGTATTCAACAAACAAAGAAAAGCAAAATAAACTTTATTCGTACCTAAGTTCTGAGGGGATGACTGATTTAGATGAGTCTAGCTTCAGTAAAGATTACTTCGAGTCTAAGGAGGTAGACTCTATGGGAAAGCCCGAAGGCTCACAAGAGCCATTAGAGCAGTCGGAAGGTACTACTACAACATCTTCATCGGAAACGCCATCACCTACGCAAGAACAGAGTGGAGAAGGGATTGATTTAGATTACTTTTTATCGCAAGCACCTAAAGCTACTGAAAGTGAAAAGCCTAGATATAATGAAACATCTGATTATGACGAGTATTTAGCTATTGAGAGTGATTTAGGTCAGAAGATAGAGAATAAAAATATGTTAGAGCAAGCGTCTAAGTCAAGGGCTTATGGCGATGACCCTAATATGATGGCTAACTACGACCCGATGACTAGCCTAAACGACCAAAAGGATGCCGCTACTAGTGAAGTAGAAGCAACGGCAAAGAAGTTAGAGGAAAAGGTAAATAAAATTATAAATCCTCAATTGGCTAGTGCTAAGTCTAGGATATATGATACTGACGGAAAAGTAAGGGAAGAATATTTAAGTGAGAATTATTACGGTCTTAGAGTTCCTAACCTAGACAAAATAAATGAAGAGGCTGATAAGTATTTCGATGATAAAGATGCTGGATTAAAGGCTAAATTCAAAAAATCATTAGAGGATGAAATGCAGTTCTCTATTGATATACCTACCAAAAAACTAGATAAAAAGGTAGAGGAAAACTATCAAAAAGAATATGGTAAATCTCTCGAAGGTGAGATAGGCGCTGAATATCAATCTGAGTTTAAAACCAAATATGGAAAAACATTAGTTGGGCTTGCTGCTAAAAATAAATCTGAAATAGATTCAGTTAATACTGAATACACTAAGGTGTTAAATGATTTCGCAAAGAAAGGTCAGTTTGAGGTAGACGGATTATCTAATAGCTATAAGGAGTCAGCTCTATCCCTTCAAGCTGAATACGAGCAATTAGTTGCTAACAATATTCCGTTCGACCAAAAAGAATACACTAAAAAACAAGAAAACTTATACAATCAATATGTATCAAGCGTAGACGAAATTGTATCTGAGCAGTCAAAATTACAGAATGAATATGGCGCTAAGATTAACAGATTAGCTGCCGAAAAAAACAAAGCATATAATGAATTAGCGACTAAGTTCTCTAATGAATTATCTGAAAAATACAAAGTAAGTAAAGACATTCAGGGTAAAATAGAGTCGGTAACAAAGAAGTCTGTAAAAGAACTTTATGACGAATCCAATAAAAACAAAGAGGGCTTAATTTCATTAGGAAGTATAGCTCGGTTAGACCCATTAAAAGAAAGATATGTAACATCAACATTGTCTTCATTCGGAAGTCTTATGCAAGGTTGGTCTACTTCATTTGGTGGAGATGGGGAATGGGGTGAGAAGATGGAGCAATATTTTCAGCCTAACGTTAGTTCTATACAGTCATTTAAAGACCTATCACTTTATTCTGTGGTAGAGAGTAGTGGTAATTTAACGGGTAGTATGCTTCCTGCTATTGCGACTGGTATAGCAACGGGTGTGGCAACTAGAAACGCTAGTATGGCTACTAGAATTATAGCAACTGGATTGTCTGGATTAGCTACTGAAACCGTTGATATGGCTGGCAGGTCTTATAAGTCTGCCTTAGAGCGAACTGGCTCAAAGGAACAAGCTAAGAACGCTGCTTCCGAAACAATAGACGGTCAAATTGCCTTAGCACCTTTATATATGTTTGAGGGGCTTCCGTTTGTTGGTGCATTTAAGAAAATATCTAACCCCGTATTAAGAATCTCAACGGGTGGTGCGGTTGAATATGCAAGTGAATTAATGCAAGAATACCCACAAGGTTTAATGGAGAAATCTATTGAGAAAACGGGTGATTACGAAGGTTTTATTGATTACGCATCTACGGAGAGCTTTGTCGAAACAGGTCTTAATATGCTTCCAGTAGCCTTATTAGGTATGGGTGGTGCTATAAATAAAGAACAAAATACAATAGCGTCAAATCCAGATATTGCTATGCAGCAAATAGGGCGCATTATAAATAAGAAAGGAAAAGACTTAGCGAAATTAGAAATATCTCAGCTATACGAAAACGGAAATATAGACGAAAGTACCCTTGAATTTTTAGGGCAAGAGATAGATAATTACAACACAGATAATAGTGAAGAATATAATGCTATAAAGTTTAAGCGTGACCAAGTAGCAAGAGCAGCAGAAAGAGAAGAAGACCCCGTTAAAAAGAAGGTTTTAAATGATAGCGTTAAGGCATTTGATGTTATGCTAGAATCATCAATAAAAGGTGAAACTTTAAATTTAGGCGAAGTTCAAATTGGGAAAGAGGGTTATATTGTAGTGCCTAGTAATCCTATAGCGTATAACGAAGGAAGGGCAAATACTGAAACAAATGGAAAAGAAACAACTGAGCAACCCACAGCAGATATGCAAGAGGGTAAACGAGATAGTGAAGAAGTACAGCAAGAAGAAGATATAGAGGAACTGCGTAGAGCAGAGTTAGAGCCAATAGAATTAGCCATTGCTAAATCAAATGAGACTGGCGAAGTTCCTACTGTTAATGGTAATCTTGTAGGGAAAGATGATATTAATAGAATTAATGAAAAATACGATGCTAAAATAGCTGAGTTAAAATCTAAACAAGGCGGTAAAGAAGTACAGCAAAAAGACACTAAAGAATTAGAGGATAGATGGACTGAACTAGAATCTGATTTAAGCTCACCTGAACGCAAAAAAGAATTTAATGAAGTAGAAAAGGAGTTAGAGAAAAGAGAATGGGAGTCTATTATGAACTCTAATAATCCTTTAAAATCATTAGAAGAATTACTGAAAAAAGAATTTAAGTTTGCCGAAGAATCAGAAATAAGGGCAGCTATAAATGCTTTGGATATAGTTGATATGGATGACTCTGAATTAACTAAAGCAGCAACAAAAGCTTTATTAAACGGAGACCCAACTAAAGATTTAGGGGACGGCATCCTACTTAAAGTAGCTATTAACGAGGCTAATAAAAGAGGTATCCCTTTAGATAAATTATTCAGTGGCTATGTAAGTCAATTTATAAAAGACGGATATAGTAAAGAGAAGGCTAATGAGATGTTAGCTTCTGCATTAGAGCCTATTTTAAAAGGTGCTACCAAACAAGACGCATCCAAAGCATTACCACCTAAAGTAGAAACCAAAAAAACGCCAGTAAAAGAGAAAGCTAGTAAGCCTAAAGTAGAGGTTAAGGAAGCGGAGTTAAGAAAAGCTAGAAAAAAAGAACTTAGAAATAAATTCTTTAATACGCTTAATGACGCTAGTAGGATACCAACATTATTAGCAGACCCAGAGTTCTATGAGTACGCAGGAATGGTGCTAGAGGATGCGGTTGGAGACTTTAAGAAGTTCTCTAAAGAAATGATAAAAGTATTAGGAAAGGACATAGAGCCTGAACTTAAAAATATATACGACAAGGTTTCGCTAGAATCGAATAAAAATATAGATGAAGAAGGCACTCAATCTAAAGAACAGAATAAGGATTCCCAAAAATCTGATGGTAAAAAAGGAAAACTACGAGGTTTCGCTGAAAGCGTTTTAGGGGATAAGAGAGTTAAATCACTAAGTAAGCTAAGGGAAAACATAAAGCAAAATCCAGAAAACTATTACGACCCTCAAACTTGGGCTGAGATACAAGAAAATTTAGATAATCTATCTGAAGATGAGTTGATAGAATCAATGAATCAAACGGGTATTAATATAGTTTCAGATGGTAATAATAATAACGCTGTATTAGCTGCTGTTGAAGTTATAAACAGAAGGTTAGCGGAAGGTAAGCCAATAGATGATATAGTAGAGAGATTTGCTAAAGAGGGTACTAGAATGGGTCAGTTAATCGCTCAATTTGCAACACTTAAAAACAGTACACCAGCAGGAATAATGATGACCTTAGAAAAGTTTGCCGAAAAAGAAGGTAAGGCTTTCACTAAAAAACAGAAAGCAGACTTAACTAAGTTAGCCGAATCAATGCTTAAATCGAATAATAAGCTAGATGCCTTTATAAAAGATAAAGGGGGTAATGCAACAAAAGAAGATATAAAAACTTTAAATGAGTTAAAGAAACAAGCAGAAAAAGACACCAAGAAATTTTACGATAAGTCATCAGGATTCATACCTATGAGTTGGAGTGATATGACTAAAATGACACTACAAGGTAATTTACTTACGCCTATGTCGCAAGCAACAAACATAGTAGCAAATATAGCGCAGCAAGGACTAATGATTCCAGTTGATATAGTATCTAATATGTCTGATTTAGTTCAATCCATATTCACTGGTAAAAGAACGGGTTCGCTAGACCCTATGAAATATGTGGCTGGATGGATTGGAGCTGCAAAAGGACTTAAAGAGGCTTGGGGAATCTTGTTAAAAGGTGATAGTTCTTACGCTAAGGGAGAGGTAAAGAAGTCGTTCAGACCATTAACAGCATTTACTCAAGCAATATCAGACACTAAATTAGGAGATGCTTTTGGTATAGAATCTGGGCTACTTCCAAAGACATTAAGTAAGAAAGGTATTGAATTAATGAAGGAGTCTAAGAGAGCGCTAATGGATGGCGACTTAGAGAAGTCTTCTGAATTAAGAGATAGGGCTTTATCTGAGTCTGGAATAGATAGGAATGATAGATTGAAAAAAATATATGAATCATTCTTTGGCGCTGCCCCAGAAGTAATGTTTAGGTTATTAGCATTAGGCGATAAGCCGTTCTATTATTTCACTCAATACAAGCAACTTTACACGCAGGGTAAAAGGAAAGGATTGAGCGGTCAGCAGTTAAGAAACTTTGTAATGCTTCCAGACGCTAAAACATTAGAGGATGTTAATGAAAGTGCTGCTGAGGCTGTATTTATGGAGGAGGGTCTATTATCAAAAACAGCAATAGATATTACTAACTTTATAGAGAAGAAAGCTAAATCAGTACCAAGAATAGGTGGCGCTTTATCGTTCTTATTCAGAACAACGATACCATACGTTAAAACTCCTTCAAATATAATAAGTCAAACGATAGACTTTGTACTGCCGCCAGTAGCTCTGGGTAAAGCTGTACACGCATACTCTAAGGGTGATGTAAAGCAGGGTAATAAAAATATTGGAATTTTTACAACTGGAATAATAATGAGTCAAGTAGCTGGAATGTTAATAGCAGAGGGCTTGATAAGTTCTCCTTTTGATTTTGGGGATGACCCAGAAGATGAGCAGAATATAAAAAGGGCAGTTGGCTTTCCGCCAGACCATTTAAATTTATCTGGTCTAAAAAGATTACTAAACGGTAAAGGAACGGAACTTCAAGAGGGCGATGAAGTTATAAACTTAAAAAAGCTAGGAATATTAGGCGCTATTATCCTTATAAGGTCTTCTCAAAGCGAAGATACCTATAAAGCTGAAAAGTCAAAATATGTAAACATAAAAGATGATTTAGGCTTTTGGGATAAGGTAAGTAAGGAAGGTGGAAAATATATAAATCTAGGCGCAGTACCAGCAACCACAAAATATGCAACAGAGCAGTCTTTTTTAGCGGGTACAGCATCACTACTAGACGCTATAACTGGAGGTGATTATGAAACCAAGCGATGGGTAAAACAAACGCTTGGAGCTGTATCAGTAATTGGTGCGCCAAACACATTTTCCGCCATAGACAGAGCAACGGAAACGTATTTACACGATATGCGCTCTGATAATACTCATTCTATGCTAGAATCACTTATTGTTAGTAAAATATACCCTCCTAAAAAGATAGTTGGAATTGATATATATAAAGACTTTCCTGTGAGAGTAGATATGTGGGGCGAGAAAATAAAGAGAACTCCTGATGGTAAGAACCCATTATTTCATCAATTGTTTGACGTATCTAAATCTCAAACCGTACCGCACGATGAAAAGTCTTTAGAGATATATAATGTATATAGACAAACCCTTAACACTAAAGTAGTGCCTAATTTACCCAGCAGAATAATATCCTATAATGGGAAGAAATACAAGGTATTAAAAGATAAAGAGCATAACACTTTATATAATGAATACGCAGCAGTGTTAGGCAAGTCTAGGGCTAAAATGATGGATAAATTAATGAGTAAATCTAGTTACAAGGAATCTAACATAGAGAGAAAGTCTGAATTAATAGAGAAATATTTATCAATTGCCGATAAGAATAGAGATGTAATAAAAGCCAAGAGAGCTTTAGTTGATGGGCTAGATAAATTAGCGGAGTGATAATTTTAAATTTAGTATCTTTGTATTTAACAAAAAATAACCAATATGGCAACATTTAACGTAACAACCGACACATTTATTCCAGCCGATGCTGCTGCAACTGGAACTGTTGATACATTCGGGGCTTCATTTATAACAAGCACAGCCGACCAAGTAAAGGTGGGTGACTATATAACAGACTCAACGCAAAAGGAATCAAGACGAGTGGAATGGGTTGAAAGAGATGGTGTTAGCGGATTACTTAATTCTGCATTTACATCTGACCTATCTACAACAGCATTAAAAGTAATCGACAAAGAAGATTGTAAGATTATAGCAATAGGAATTGCGGCTGACCAAGGGGTAGATACAGAAGTAGATGGAGTTACAATTACCTCCACCACATCAGATAATAGTAGATTTCTAGCAGACAGACAAGCAAGCTTAGGATATAACTTCGTAAAGCCTATATATGTAGAAGGTTCTACAACGGGTGCTTGTACAGTAACAGTTACTAACTACGGAAACCAAAAATAAGTAGTGAGTATTGCACTTGACATAGTAGCCAAGATATTAGTTAAGTATTGGCATTTTATAGTAATCGGGCTATTATTTGCGCTATTATTACTTACTTGCGATAAGAATACGGACTTACTAAATAAGAATCAGAAGTCGCAAGGAGAGTTGCAGTCAATGGCTTTAGATATTTCCCGTTCAACCCAAGAGGCTACAATAAGCAAGAAGGGCTTTAGAGAAATATTAAAAGAAAAGAAAGAACTCCAATGGGTATTAGACTCTTTAAAAAAGAATCCTAAGACAATAACGGAAATTCAATACATAAGAACAGAGAAATACAGCAGAGATACCGTAAAGATAATTACAAGCGATTTTGAGGGCTTAATGCTTAACCGAGCATCTTATAACACTTGCGGCTTAGAAGTGGATTTTATGTGGTTTAATATGGATACCATAGGAGATTTCAGCGTAAAAGACAAGACAGAACTTGCGATAGTGACTACAGATGAAAGAAAGAGATTATTCAATTGGAATTGGACTCCACGTTGGGGTAAAAGACAATACGAAATTACAGTGTTAACTAGCTGTGGTGATTCAATAATAACTAACTATAAAATAACCAAAGAGAAATGAACGGACAAGTAGGGTTTTTTGAAGAGAGCGATGGAGTTAAATCCATTACAAGATTAAAGACATTTATAGCTGCAATGGCTGGTATATTAATATCTATTTGCTCTGTATTTGTAAGCAATATAACAATAGGCGATGCCTTACCAATGGTAGTTACTCTACTTGCTTATTCAGCGGGAACTAAAGTATTTCAAAAATTCGCAGAAAAGAAGTAATGAGTAATGGATGAACTATTAAATCACATAGACTTTCTTATAGCGCTTGTGGCGATAGTTGCGGGGTATGCAGATGTAAGGACAACTGTAAAGAGTTCTGTTGGTAGATTGGACAAGTTTGAAGAAACAGTGCTAAGAATATTAGAACGCTTAGAAGCTAACGATAAGGAAGATGCTGTGAGAGAACAAAAGATAATAGAACTTACAGCACATAAAGAGGCGAGTAATCAAAGTAAAGATGCGGCTATGGAGAAGCTTAATAAGATAGACGCAATGGTTGAAATGTTAATCAAAAGAGATGATGAACGCCATAAAGAATATTCAAGGAGACTTGAAATAATAGAATCAAAAATATAAAAACAAACAAGTAAATAACAAACAAGTAAATAACAAATTATGCCATTTTCACAATATTTAGCAGACGAATTAATTGATTGGGTAAAGGGAACTGATATGCCCACAGCGCCAACAACAGTGTACATCGCCTTATTCAATGGCGACCCATCGGGAGCGGGTACAGAAATAACAAACACAATAAAAGGTTCAACAACTAGAGATGCAATTGCTTTGGGTGGTGTTACTACTAGCGGTACCTTCCGCCAAGCAGACAACATATCAGATATAACTATAACATTAAGTGCATCAGCAGGAGCAACAGCAGATTATGCTGCTATATATGACGCTGCAACGGGTGGAAACCTTTTATCATACGATACATTAACATCATCTAAAACAATCACAACGGGAGATGAGGTTAAGTTTGAAGCAAACGCAGCGGTTTATAAGGTAAAAATAGCGTAGTTTGGGTAAACTAGGACGCAGAGGTATATTCAGTACGGGCGCTTCTCTAGGTGGAGGGGGTGGAATATCTACGCCCTCTAAGATAGTTCATAAGATAGTTCATAAGCTAGACATAAGCTTTGAGAATGAAATGGAGTTGCAGTCAGAGATTCTTAAATTCAAGTCTTTAGCTTTAGATATTCAGCTTGAGAATGAACAAGAACTTTCCGCTGACTTAAAGATAGCTCGTAATCTTGGCATAAGCCTTGAGAATGAACAAGAACTCTCCGCTGACTTAAAGATAGCTCGCAGGTTGGGTATAAGCTTCGATAACAAAATGAAACTAGAGTCAGAGATTCTTAAATTCAAGTCTTTAGGTATTCAGTTTGAGAATGAGCAAGAGTTGGTTTCAAAGTTGGCTTTCGCTTTTAATAATGCCTTAGAGTTTGACGGGGTTAATGATTATGTTGATTTAGGGTCAGGGGGCGCTATACTTAGTAATGCTTTTGAATGGACTATTTCGTTATGGATAAAACCGACTAAAACAGGTGTAAGTTTAGGAGGCGGTAATACTTCAGCAAACGATTTATTATACCTTATAAATTCTACATTATTTAGAGTTCAATTTGCTGGTGGAAGTGCTGCTTTATCTAGGCTTAATTTTACCATACCTACCGTAACATTAAATCAATGGCATCATGTATGCGTTACAAAAGATAGTAATAATGATGTCAGGTTGTATTGGGATGGCGTAGAAAGCGTAACGGGAGAACTCCCAACTAATGACACCCTAAACATGTATCAACTAGGCTCTTATAGGCGAACGGGGTTATGGTTTGACGGAGTTATGGATGAGTTTGGTTTAGACGTAACTACCGCAGCATCTTTACCACAAGTTAGCGATTTATATAATGGCGGTAACGGTGCTTCGTTTTTAGAAGTAATGCCTTCTGCAAGAGTCAGCTACCACTTAAACGAAGTTAGCGGCTCTAGTGTAGCAGTTGACGCAACTACTAACGGTTATAACGGAACACTAAACAATTTCAATACATCTACTTGTTGGGTACCACATACGGATTTTACTTCATTTAAAATGACCGTTGATACTACGAGAGCAGGCTCTGCATCAGACACGATGGTAATTCCTTTTTCTTCTACTGGAACTTATTCGGCATCTATTGATTGGGGTGATGGAAATCTTAGCGCAGCAGCAGCAGGAAACGTTTCACATACATACGCAAGCGGTGGAACATATCAAATAACTATATCTGGTTCATTTGGCGGGTTTTATTTTAATAATGGCGGAGACAAATTAAAACTCATTACAATTGACCAATGGGGAGATAATGTTTTTGAGTTCATGACTAGTTCGTTTCGTGGATGCGCCAATTTTACGGGTGGCTTTACTGATGCTCCAAATTTAGGAACTCTTACATCTTTATCCAATACTTTTAATGGTTGTTCCAGTTTGAATGTAGACATGAATAATTGGGATGTAAGTAATATGACTAATTTGGGAGCGACTTTCTTCAATTGCTCTTCTTTTAATGGTAACATAAGCAATTGGGATATCAGCAACGTTACTTTTTTCGTAAGTATGTTTAATAACGCCTCTTCTTTTAACCAGCCTTTGGATTCTTGGAATATGGCTAGTGCAACGGAGACTAGATATATGTTTTTTGGTTGCTCTTCATTTAATCAAAATTTAAATTCTTGGAATGTTAGCAACGTTACCACATTTGAACGGATGTTTCAGCAATGTACTAATTTCAATGGTAATATATCAAGTTGGACTCCTACAAGTGCGTTAGATATGAATCAAATGTTTCGCCGTTGCACTAATTTCAACAGTAATATAGGTGGGTGGGATGTAAGTAGCGTTACTAATATGTTTTGGATGTTTGATAATGCACCAGCATTTGACCAAAATTTAGGAAGTTGGAATGTTTCGAATGTCACGGATTTTGTAAATTTTATGGGCACTAAAACTCCTTCTACCTTTAGCTCAACAAACCTAGATGCTATCTATAATGGTTGGGATTCTAGACCAGTCCAAACTCCAATAACTATAAGTTTTGGAACGGCTAAATATACGGCAGCAAGTTCAACAGCAAGGGCAAGTTTAGTTGGAAAAGGTTGGGCAATTACAGATGGAGGTATTTAACCAGATTAACGTAAAAATATGAAAGAAATACTTATTTACGCTGTTGTAATTTTTGTTGGGGTAATTGCCTCAGAATTTATACATTATCAAAACCACGAATACTATTACGGAAAAAAGCCGAACGGATTTCAACGCAGTTTCTATAGATGGTTTTCCAAAAGGTGGAATAATATGATAATCGGCTTTACTTTTAGCGCGATTTTTGTAACTCTAATTCATAGTGGTGTTAATAATGAAGAGATAACACAATGGGCTTTGAATAAAGCTGGCGAAGGAGATTTAACACTAGAGGTAAGCGGCTATACCTTAACAGGTATTTTTTCTATTACTGTTGATTGGCTTGGAAGAAAAACTGGAATTATTAAACCTGAAAAATTTGAATTGTGAAGAATATCAATTGGGCTTATGGTTTTTTCTTTACACTTCTTGGAGGTGCATTCACATTCTTTGTCTTTACGTCTGGAATGAATGGCCAAATTAGCACCAATTCTAACGAAATAAAGAAGCTGAATCAACAACTACCAACAGTTACAAAAGTTCAAAAATTAGAGCATAGGTTGGAGTCAGTCGAAGCCTACAAAGCTGAAAGCAAACCGTCCAGAATTGAATCTATTAAATTACTTTCAGAACTTGCTGTAAAAATTGAATTAATGAATCAACGACTTGACCGAATTGATACAAAACTAGATAGGCAAATCGAAAATAAAAGTTATGAAAATTGAACTAAAACGAGACAGCTACACCGCAAGAACAACGTTAGGAAAACTATACATTGACGGGGTTTATTTTTGTGAAACCTTAGAAGATACCGTTCGGCCTTACGCAATTAAAGTAAAAGGCGAGACAGCAATTCCAGAAGGTGAATATCTAGTTGACGTTACAATGAGTTCAAGGTTTAAGCGAGAAATGCCTATCCTATCTACTGACGGTAAATGGACTATTAACTGCAATGGAATACAATTTAAAGGCGTTCGCTTTCATGGTGGGAACAACCATTCTAATACTCATGGTTGCCCGTTGGTAGCTAAGAATAGGTTGAACGACGATACTATTCAAGGAACAATGGAAAAACCTTTAACTGCTAAGATTAAAGAAGCTATTTCAAACGGTGAGAATATTCATTTATTTGTAACCAATGGAGGGCAAAGTGAATAATCAAGTACTATCTTTTTTAATCGGGCTTTCAATTGGTTTGCTTTTCCTTCTATACTACGCAACCACTAACCCGAACAAAGTAGAAGAAGTAGACACAGTTAAATATGATTCTTTGCTAGATTTAAAACAGCAAAAGATTGATTCTTTAGCCTTGTTTGTAGATTCGTTGAGTTTGGAAGGTCAAAAGATTGATACTATCTATTTTGAACTGGAAAAAAATATCCAAAAACAATATGAAAACGTCGATACTATTAGTAATTCTGACAGCCTTATCAATATCATTAAAAGGGCAATTCACAATTGACGAACTAAAGTCAATAAGAAAGTCGCAAATTAAGGCTATTTACTGCGATTCTCTGCTACTTAACCGAGCGCGAAGGATAGAACAACAAGACGAAGCTATTAAGGCGCAAAAAGAGGCGTTATTTAAGTTCAAGGAAAAAGAAGTAATCCACCAAGAAAAAGAAGTTTACTACCGAGAACTAATCAAATCAAAAGATAAATCAATTAACCGATTAAAACGAGGCAATAAACTTTTAAAAATTGGTTGTATTTCCTTTGGATCAGTCGCTGCAATTTTAGGAGGGTTAATTTACATTCAAAAGTAATTTCGCACATTAAAACGTGCGTTAACAGTCGCTAAGGAAACATACGCTTCGCTTTACGTTTCTTAGCTTGGTGTTATAAAACATTAAAACGATTTTACAACAACGTGTATAAATAATAACTACTACTCCCAACATCCGTGAGTTAAGTACTTGCCACCTAAAAAATAAAAATCACATTCAAAACTGTAATATCCAATTCCATTTTCAAGGTTTAAACAAACATCCCATTTAGCCTCGCCATCATAAGAGGTTGTTGTTACATCTTCGCTATATTCTTTTTTTGCTGTCTTCTCTGTAAATTCCACACCTAATTCAGTAAATGTGTTTTTCATTTTTTCTAAGTCTGTCATATCTTTTAAGTTTTTGTTTATTTAACCGTTACTATTTATACACAATACGTTGTGCGTAACTATATTTTGCCACTAATTACCGTTTAGTGGCTATTTATAGGATTCCTTATTTCTGCCTAATGGGTTAATAAAAGTATAATAATATTCTTCAGCAGGTTCATAATAATATTTTCTTGGCATAGGGTTTAAATAATCTTTCGTCATAGCTCTAATATAACAACTTATAAACTGTTGTTTCTCTTTCTCAATAAGTTCATTATACTTAGCTAATAAATCATTACCAATAAAATATTGGTTTTGCTCCATATACTCCATTAATTCTTGTACCGGTGTTTTCATAATCTTTCTATTTCTTTTTGTACTTCAATCCAAAATTCTGTTTGGTAATCTGTTAAGTTTATTACAAAACTTGTTAATGTTTCTGTTACAAATAAATCACATAACTGCTTCGTAGTTTTATCCATATCTTCTAACGGATTGCTTCTATCAACTATTCTGTTAAACTTATTGTAAAGTGCTTCCGCTTTTTCTTTTGGTGTCATATCACTAATGTTTTAATAATTGAATATGTAAATTCGTTGTTTTCAATATAAAAAGGCTCAACAAAGGAAGTTCTTCCTTTATTTGTGTAATAACCGTTTAAAAAATTACTTCCTGCTTTTTCAGCATTTTCTTCTGTTTTATAAACACCTTCAAAATCTGCTGAAAAAAATCCATTTTGGCAATAATGGATATGTAAAACATATACTTCTTTCATAATCTTATAATTTTAAAATACGCATAACACGGTATATAAATCATTTCGTGCCTCAACGCTTCATATACTAACCGTTAGCCAATAACACCACAAGGCAAATCTAATATATCAATAATGTCGCTTTCTAGTTCGTTTCCTTCTTGGTCAAAATACGCTGTATGATTCAACACTTTAATACTTTCACTCCTTCCGTATTCGTCAATAGTACCGTAATCACTTCCGAAATTTTCTTCTACTGAAATATCCAGCAATAGAGTATTTTTATTTCCTTGTAATTCGTGAAGATCGCG